TTGTCCTCACGCTAATGAGTTATGTAGTAAAAATAATATATGAAAATAATGGAATTTCGTGCTCTCATATAGTGGAACAAGGATTAATTTCATCGATTATCGATAAAATTAAACCGATTTTCTATAAAAAAAATGTTATTATTATTGAAGGTAAAAAATGTTTAGCTATGAGTATTTATAGTAATGGACCTCAACTATCTGCTATTTTTAGTGATAGATTTAACGCAGTATGGGATAATATTATAAATAATATAGATAACAATGAAACCATTTATTCGATTAAAGAATTAAGTAATTCTATACATCATACTGGTGGTAATAATATTTTTAATTCAGATAATAATAAAAGTCCAAAAAACGATATTTATATAGTTTCACAGAAAACCCCTTTTATTTTCAATAAACACTTGAAAATATACACTACTACTGATATAACATCTGAAACCGACAATGATAATAAGAGCAAACAACAAGTAACGACAGATAAATTTACGATTACGCTGTATTCATATCATACAAGTATTGTTGATATTAAATTATATATTGACAAAATAACAGACAAATACATAGAAAATATAGAAAACCAAAGAAATAATAAAAAATTCATTTATACTTTGTATAAGACCAAATACGAAGATTATAAATATGAGTGTTGGAATGAACATATATTTGAAAGCACACGAACATTTGATAATATGTTTTTCGACAATAAAGAAGAAATTATAGGTCATATTGATTATTGGTTGAATAACAAAGAATGGTATTATGATATGGGAATCCCGTATACATTAGGTATAGGATTACATGGCCCGCCTGGAACAGGCAAAACATCTTTCGTAAAAGCATTGGCAAATAAAACGGGACGTCATATTATCGTCTTGTCATTCAAATTGATAAAAACAAAACAGCATTTGGATGATTTTTTCTTTGAAAATATATATAATTCGAAAAATAAAAAGAAGGGAATTGGATTCAATGAAAAGATTATTTATATTGATGATATTGATTGTATTGGTGATATTGTGAAAAAACGTAAGAGCAGCACCGCGGATGATAGTGATGTCAAATCACATGATGACTCTGGATTCAATGTGTCAAATGTTCTTCAAACCTTAATTGAAAATAATAATAATAACAATGATATAAAAACCAAAATTTTACCCATTGCTATGAAACCAGAAGATGAACCGCTAACTTTGGACGAATTATTGAATTGTTTGGATGGTATTAGAGAGACGCCAGGCAGAATATTTGTTATTGCGAGTAACTACTGGGAATTATTGGACGACGCGCTTATTAGACCTGGACGTATTGATAAAACTATTAAATTGGGGAACGTGTCGCGTGCGACTATTAGACAAATGTATTATAAATATTTCAAATGCGCGATAGATGAAAGAAATTTGAAAAAGATCAAACCGGATTTTTATTCACCAGCTGAAATAATTAATATTTATACGGAATTTAAACAGCACAAAGATAGTAAAAATAAATTTATGGAACGATTGATGAAAAATATTAAGGTGAATCCTCAGAATAAATAATAACCCCGCAATAAATTTAAATAGATATCTGTATATTTACAGATGAACAATTCAATATATAAGAATATGTTTCAAAAAAAGATGAGTAATGAAAATAAAGAATTTCAACAATGTATGAAAGATAATAAGGCAAGTTTATTATCAGAAGATGAAATCTTGACAGCATATCAAAAGTGTGTGAAACAACAATCAGTCCAAAAATCAGTCCGTCCATCCAATAAATAATTCGTTCATATCATATATCTATTTACAATCAAAATATATATGATAAATAACTATATCAAAACATTAATACAAAATTTACCACAAGCGGTAACAACAAAGACAAAAACAACAGCAACAACAATCGATATAATCTTAGACGGCGGGATATTCAACGGAAGCTATCTTATTGGCGCACTTTTATTCATCAAAGAAATGGAAAACCAAAATTATATAAAAGTGGATAAAATATCCGGATGTAGTATCGGCGCTTTTTCGGCGTTTTTATATCATTTAAATGCGCTCGACATGATTACCGAAATATACGACATGTTATTGGAATACTTTAAGGCTAATTTTACACTAGATATATTCGACAAAATATTTGAAAAATTGAGTAAAATAATGCCAGCCAATGTGTGTGAAACTATGACAAATCGTGTCTATATTTCTTATTATAATGTTGAAAAGAAGAAGAAGGTTATAAAATGTAAATATAAAAACAACGCGGAAATATTTGATACAATTCGCCGTTCGTGTTTTTTCCCGTTTATAATAGATGGGTCGGCAATATATAAGAATAAATATTGTGATGGGTTCAATCCGTATATATTACCTATTTGTCCGAATAAAAAAATACTTTATTTAGATTTGTATGGTGCCGATAAAATCAATTTTCTATTTTCAGTTAAAAATGAGAAAACCAATTTTCATCGAATTTTGGCGGGAGTATTGGATATTCATCTATTTTTTATTAAAAAAAGTAATACTCAAATGTGTAGTTATGTTAATTCATGGTCCCTTATACATATAATTCATAATCGAATATGTAAAGTCGCAGTTGAAAAAGCGTTATTTTACGCAGTATATCTTTATTGGTCCATTAAACATTATATACCTGATAAAATATATGATAGTATTATTTGTAAAATAGTTGCCAAAATAATACACGAAATATATATTATTTTGATTGAGAATTATTCTTTATAACCCCAAGAAAATCCTGCGGATTTTCTCGAGGGTTACTCGTTTTTATTCGAGACCAGGTATGGTCTCGAATAAAAATAATGTCATACCTAACGCAACGGGAAATGACACATGTGTCATTTCCAGTAGCTTGTAGGTTATAGTTTGTAAAAAAGTGGGCCTTTTCTACTCTTTTTTACATATGGATTAAATATTCCGCTTGTTTTTCTTTTTTTTGTCTTATTTTTATTTGTCTTATTATTGTTTGTCTTATTATTGTTTGTCTTATTTTTATTTGTCTTATTTTTCCCATCCTTAGCCGCATTAGCCTGAGCCTCATTATTACCCACATTTTTAAGTTTATCGGCAGGTCTATATCTTAAAAAGAACTGCTCATATTCTGGATCTTTGGGTTTACCTTTCAACTCTTTATATTTTTCCGATTTCTGAGCACGCATTTCTTCCAAAGTTTGCTGATGTCCGTAACAATTAATACTAAATCGTTTCAATAACCCTCGCTGTTCTAACCTATTTTGTTGTTGAACATCAAAAAGAAATTGCGCCATACATAAAATACGATTCGGATCGTAATAATTTCGATTAGAATATAAAAATGCCAAATAAAAACTCAACATCGTATCAATCGTTGCTATTTTAATTTCTTGACCATCAACGTGAATAATATTATAACTATGACACGCTATAGGTTCATAAATGAATGCCACAGTATCTTTACCTACCATGATTTGTAAATGAGGAGCAATTATTTCACCAATCGCATCACGTTTTACTATTTTAACATGTTTAATTCCCTCATCAGTTAAACGTTCTTTTAATATAGTAGCGGTCGTTTCAGGGTCTTCAGATAAAACATCAAAATCAGCCACTTTTTTAAATTGTGCTTGTAAATGTTTCGGCATATAATTGGAATACATGGACATGGCATAACCTCCGAAAAATACAACACCTTGATCTATAAGCGTGTTTTTAATAGTTTCGAAAATTTTATCTTCATTTTCAGTATTCTCCATTTCACGTTGAAAGTTGTGCGTATCACAATCCTTACCATGAAGCGGGTAACTTTTATTCATCAATGTTAATCTTTTCATTACCTTTTCCCAACGACTTGTATCACCAGATGGACGCGATAATTCTAAATACATTGACATTCTTAAAAAATTGGGCGGCGCATATAATATTCCAGACACCTTCACTGCGTCTTTCTTCAATTGATTAAAAATATCTTTATTTAAAAAAGTAATATCTGCTACCGGAATAAAATTAACAAACACTTTAAATGTTCCCTGATGGATTCCAGGTTTCCCTTCGACCTCAACAAATCCGGTTTTTACATAAATATCGCACAATTCTTTGGTATCTTCAAGCGCATTTGGACTAAAAAAATCGAAATCGGGCAATTCAATATCACGATTATAAAATTGGTCCGATTTTGGCAAAATAGCATTGATAGCAATGCCGCCATAAGGAATTAATTTTTTAGTTCTAATGAAATTTTCTACGATAGTGAATATTTGTTTTATTTCAGGCGAGCTAACGATGCTTTTTCCTACTTTTTCTTCGGCTTTATCGACGGCTTGTCTTAATATTGCTAATTCGCATTCTTGAAAATCCATTTTATCGTTACATATACTCTTTTTCTTACTATTACTTGTTCTACTACTTGTTCTACTACTGCTACTATTACTGCTCATTTTTACTGATTCTGGTTTATATTTATAATTTTTTTTGAATTTATTTTGATAAGAACGTTTTTGATTCTTCATATATATTGCTTAGAATATATCTCTGAAGAATTTCTAAAGAAAAAGAAGTCCGTTGTCGAGACTCCTTAACCTACAAGCTACTGGAAATGACACATGTTTCATTTCCCGTTGCGTTAGGTATGACATTATTTTTATTCGATACTAGGTATGGTCTCGAATAAAAACGAGTAACCCTCGAGAAAATCCTGCGGATTTTCTTGGGGTTATAAAGATTAAATATCGAATTTATAATAATCCGAAGACACTTGTCTAGTAGCATAACTGAGTGCCGGGTTCTGTGGTGGCGGTTCAGGAATAGTCACTGGAATATATCTCAACTTCTCCGGTTTTAAAACAAACGCAGACCCTGCGGTATCAAAAAACGAAATATTCTCTTGTAAATTAATATCGAACAATTGGTATCGCATGGCGATCATTTGACATCCTGCTTCTCTACAAACAACTGCGCTAGGATTAGGCGGATTAGACCCCTTATCCGGCATCGCAATCGTCATATTTCTCTTGTTATATTGCTGAAGTTCATTCAAATCCGGCGTGTTTTTAACATCATAATAATGTAATGCTCGCATAAACATTGAACTACTCGTCATGTTCACATATTCGTAAAAATCTTTATTATCCATAAAAGCAGTGCCATCAGATTTGTCTACAATAACAATTATTTTACCAGACAATTCTAATAAAGGCACATTTCCTAGATTATATCCTTTATTTTCAAAACTATGCTCCGGACCTAAAAAATAAGTGTCGTAATATTTGAATATTTCGGCTAAAGCTTGGAACATGGCTTGATTCGTGCTCTTTATTCTTAAATGGAGTATAATTGGATCGGTTGGATTAGGCGCGGTTGAATTAGCAAAAGCATTATTAATTATAGTGGACATAGCATCCGAAAATAATACATAATTATATGTTTCTTTGACAAAATTGCTGTCAGATGTAGATGTAGCAACAGCCGGTTCATTTCCAATAGAATATATTTCAAAATCTAGACCACGACATCCTTGTTTTAAAACGTCTTTCAAATTACACGTTGATACATAATCATTTTTATATGCGCCTCCACTACAGCAATTATATGCGGTTTTTATGTAATAATCTAAAAGCGTAAATTTATTTCGAGCGTCAGCACTATTTAATGAGTGTATATATCCATCTAATGTTGAATACAAACTATCCATAATAGAACATTCTTTGGCTAACAATGTAGACATGTAAAAATTATATGCTATCATTAAAATTATGATAATGATAATAAATCCTAGTAATATATTGACTACAGAATCTTCATTTAAACTTTTAATATAATTCATCATATTATTTCCCACATCTGCCATAACTATATTAATACAATATATATTTTATGCGAGAAAATGATAAAATGATAAAATGATAAAATGATAAAATGATAAAATGATAAAATGATAAAATGATAAAATATAAATTTTAGTAAAAAGATGTAAATAAGAAGTTAAAGAAGTTAAATATAAATTATTTGTATAATATAACTATATCATGGCTGGTGGATTATTACAATTAGTATCTACAGGACAACAAAATATTATATTAAATGGAAATCCAACAAAAACTTTTTGGAAATCTACTTGGTCTCGTTATACCAATTTCGCCCTACAAAAATTCACCCTAAATTTCGAAGGAGCCAAAACATTGAGTCTTTCTGAAGAATCCTATTTCAGTTTCAAGGTGAAAAGATATGCGGATTTATTATGGGACTGCTATTTATCCGTTGAATTGCCTAATATTTGGTCACCGATTATGCCTCCTATTCAGGATCCAAATGACCCCAATAATACGGGTGCTTGGGTTCCATACGAATTCAAATGGATTGAAAATTTGGGAGCACAAATGATATCCAAAATTACGATTACTTGTGGTAATCAAACATTACAAGAATTTTCAGGCGCTTATTTGCTGGCGGCAGTTCAGCGCGATTTTTCAGTAGATAAAAAAGCGCTATTCGACAAAATGACTGGAAATGTGCCTGAATTGAATGACCCCGGAAATTCTGGCGCCCGTGTTAATAGTTATCCGAATGCTTATTATACGGATTCACCACAAGGCGCAGAGCCGTCTATCCGTGGTCGTGTCATATATATTCCTCTAAATGCGTGGTTCGGTTTGCGCTCGCAAATGGCGTTTCCTTTAGTCGCATTACAATACAATGAACTACAAATAAATATTACGATGCGTCCTATCCAAGAGCTTTTCCAGATTCGCGATGTGATGGATTCTGCTAATAATTATCCTTATGTTCAACCCAATTTTAATTTATATTACATGCAATTTTATCGGTTTTTACAAACACCGCCCGACGTGCAATTAGGCGCCTACTCATATGTAGATACCAGAACATTATGGAATTCGAATATTAATTTGAATTGTACATATTGTTTTTTATCGAATGAAGAATCGCGACTATTTGCGCTTCAAGAACAGAAATATATATTTAAACAAGTGAGAGAAACCAAATTTTATAATGTGACGGGTTCAAACAAGGTCGAGGTCGATTCTTTTGGAATGGTTTCGAGTTATATGTTTTATTTTCAGAGAAGCGATGCCAATTTGAGAAATGAATGGTCGAATTATACTAATTGGCCGTATAATTATTTGCCGTTGGATTTAACCCAAGCGCCAACTAGTGGCACATATATAATATATAGAACAGACGCAACAGGTAATCCCATACCTACACCGATTGGTCCGGGTGTAGAGCCTAATGGTCTATTAACCGGTTGGATGCTTACAGGAAATTATAACTTTGAGAACCAGAAAGATATTATGGTGAGTATGGCTTTGCTATTAGATGGTTCATATAGAGAGAACGCACAACCGGAAGGAGTGTATAATTATATAGAGAAATATTTGCGCACTGCTGGGAATGCACCTGATGGTTTGTATTGTTACAATTTCTGTTTGAACACGAGTCCATATGATTTACAACCATCGGGCGCAATTAATATGAGTAGATTTACGAGAATAGAATTTGAATTGAACACTATAGTTCCGCCGTTGGATCCTTTGGCTCAATCGATGGTTATTTGCGACCCAGGAACGGGAAATATAATTGGAATTAATAAACCGACATGGAGAATTTACGATTATAATTTCAATTTAGTTGTGTTTGAAGAGAGAATCAATGTAATAACATTCGTGGGTGGAAATGCGGGATTAATGTATGCTACATAAACTTATAATATTTATTTGTCAGCATTATGTCATCGAATAAATATCAAAAAACGTCTCACTCTATATAGGGTTATAAGTATCATCCATATTATCATAATAAAACCCTATATTACCAGTATTTACACTTCTATAAAACCCATAGCAATTATATACGTTTCTATCATAACATACATCCATAACTGGTCTTTCATTATTTACTATTTGTTCAAATCCTTCTTTTACTTTTTTATGTAACCAATCTTCATAATAATGTCTTCTAGTAGTAATTATTGGTTTTTCTACTTTATTAATATAACTTAATCTAGCATACCAAAAATTATACCATATCCAACCCCATTTACTAACACTATAACCTATTTTATCTATGTATGGAAATATTGTATATATTTCTTTAATTTTATCTATATTTTTTAATATAACGTTATAACTATCATTCATATTATATTTGTAAGATGTGTGGTGAGTGACTCCTTTTGAATGAAAATATAATACTATATCATTACTATTTGAATACAATTGTCCCAATTCCCATACTTTTAAAATTCCTGGATACTCATATAAATTTGTATAATTACATTCAATAATAACATTCGGAAAAATAGCTAATACTTTTTGTCTAAATAATATTTCATTTTCTTTAGAAATGGTAGCCATTATATATATTTGTATTGCGTTCATTTTAATTACTATATTAATTTGATTCACCAACCATTCAAAATAATTTGTATTTGTAAAAGTATTAATATAATAGACTATATAAATATTATATGGTATAATACTTGGGTCTACGTTTGGAATTATTACATTATTATATAAATTTGCTTTAATTAAATGATTGTATTTTTTTTTATAATGAATCATTTTTGTATTTTTATTTATTTTTTTATTAATATTATTAAAATTCAAAAAAAACTGATTATTCGACAATTTTTTATTGTTTAATTTAAATTTTAACATTTTATATACTTTAATATTAAAAAATATAAAATAAAACCCAATTTTGTGCGAACCTAAATGTCCAAAGGTGTATACTTACCCCAAACCATACCTCTTCCAATTTGATAATCTTTCCTATTTAATTCAATTATCTTATTTTCTGATAAATATTCTTCCCAAACTCTTGTGGGACCAATTGTATATGGTTGCTCCCATCCTTTTTTAAACATAGTATCATCCAGAATAACAATTGTATCTTTATGTGATAAATAAAAACAATTTGTTATATCTGCCTTTGCTATATCATAATCATGTCCGCCATCAATAAATATTACATCAAATTTAGTGTCTTTATCATTTTCAAAAAATGTAGGAACATTATCCATACTATTTCCAAGTATTAAAGTATGTCTATTTGGGTAAGTAGCATCTATATACTCTTTTGCTGTTGTAACATAATTATGTCCCCCTAAATCAAAAGAAGTTAAAGTTAAGGTCTTATTATTTTTTAAAAAAACTTCAGCAGAATGTCCCGCATTAAATCCAATTTCCATAACATTTATATTTGGTTTATTTGTTAAGTTTATTAAATCAGTAACTTGTAATGGCACTTCATTGCTATATCCTTCAAAAGAATGAAAACCTCTACTATTTAAAAAATGTGTTATTGACGTATATCCATTAGAACTATGCGATGTTGTCAACCTATTTTTATATGGCCTGAAATTAGGATTTGGTTTTTTTACTATTGAAAAAGAATAATTTGACATATATATATTATATATTATATATTATATATTATATATTATATTACACATTTTCTACATCAAACGTGTAAAAAAATCATGAGCCGTTAAATCTTCTATTTCATTTATATCGTAAGCCTTAAAATTTTCATCAACATTTTCATTTATATTACCTACAATATCTGCTCTCTGTCTACTTCTTATAGATCTAAATTCGGGTAAAGTTTTACATTTATAATGATTTAATTGAATTACTGAAAAATCAATGTTATTATTAAATGGTCCATTAATAATAATTCCATTTGTAGATTTAACATGACCCTTAGATAAAACTATATCATGACATGTATTATATTTTATAAAATAATTTTTTTTAAATAAAGTTTTAATATGATTATTCCCATTTATTTCACACATAGTAAAACGTATGGTTACAGGCACATCGGTTTTTTCTTTCTCTCCAGATGAACCAAAAAAGCGCCAATTCATACAAATCCCTTGTGTATCACCCACGATATATTCATTTATAAAGTCGCATATATTATTATGTTTTTTTAAAACAATAAATTCATCAATATCTATATGTGCTACGTGAGTTATATTGCTATTATATAAATATTTATTTACAAAATCATCTAATGCTTTATATTGAACCGCCTTGTCATAATTATTATAAGGTAAATGTATTACTTTAATATTATTTTTATATTTTTGTAATAAAGTTTCATAGGTAGGAGTATCTTCATTATCATATAAAAATATATATTTGAAACCAATTGCTAAATGATATTTTACAAATTCCTCAATATAATCACTTTCTTTTTTCGCAATACATACAATTACTGGAAATGTAATTTGTGGATAATTAATTATTCTTCTAGGTTTTATTATACGTGAATTATTTTTTTTATTATTTAATATTTTAAATTGAAACATATATATTATATCATATAAATAATATATTATATCATATAAATAACATAAATAATATTTGTAAAAATACAAATTCACAAATAATCATTCGCCGCAAGTGGTCCGTCATCTATAAATTGACCCGATAATGTGGTGCGCTCGGGGTATGTCGGCATAAATGGTTGCGACCCTGGATTATATCTTTTGTCGAACAATTCGGCTCCTACATTGAATGTAGGGCGCCAAGTATTGACTCCTTGATAATATTGCGGAGGTGGTCCCAACTTGTCACCAAACAACTTCGCTTGTGTTCCTATATCTGTCGTTAAAACCGAATAAGTCGGTTGTTGTCCTTGCGTCAGTTTACCTGCGTCATTCTGTCCTCCAACATCCGCGGTCTTTTGTTTTTCCACATGCGATATTTTCGGCTGACATCCATAACAATCGATATCAGCAGAACATTGTTCGCCGGTAATAGAACAACGAGCCATAGGTCCACACATATTCTCGCAACTATACGTGGTATTTATTGGTAAATTAATAGTATGTGTTGTTTCTGGACTGCCAGTATCTTCCACAATATTGGTAAAATTCTCTACTGCTATTATCTTGCCTTCTTTAATCAAATAATCACCATATTTTATGACCCACCATAATAAAAAGAGAGAAAGTAGTGCTAATCCTATAATATATATTTGTCCTGATTTCATATATATTATATTTATATTTTTTCTAATTCAACCATTCATTTTATTGAAAGATAAATAAATTACTTACGTTATCACCCGAACCTGGCTCAATAGTAGATGAACTATATAATATTCCATTTGTACCAATAACTGGCGAATTTACTATATTAGAATTATCACCCATATTATACGTGAGTTGTAATGAAGCACTAGACCCTATATCTTTCAAAACATAGAGCACACATGAATTAATACCAGTAGATGAATCTAATGCCATCATATTAACAAATATGGTCCCAGTCGAATCAATTGTAGGCGAACTAATATTTTGACAATCAGTATTATCAATAGAATATATCCATTTTAATGTAGGAATAGCAATTGTAGTAGGTGTAGATGGTGTTGGGGTTAATGCTATTATCGCACAAGAAATTGGACTTGTACAACTTACATAAATAGTTCCATCTTGACCAATTCCTAAAATAGCGCCATTATTATAAGTTGTGACAGAATATGGATTTCCACCTGAATCATCGGGTAATTCGTAAGCCCAGTTAAAAGTACCTGGGAATATAGTGCTTTGAATACCCCAAATAGTTCCTGCTTGAGTATTTGGGTCATTACACCCAATATAAATTGTATAGCCATCTTGACTAATGGAAGGACTAAGAACTATGGTTCCAAAAGTTTCCTTATAATAAAAGCTAGACCAATTTAGTGTTTGATTTGGATTTATATTGAACAATGAGCCTACATTTGAATCATCATCATTTACGCCTATATACACATTTTGACCATCTGAACTTATAGCAACACTATTTAATGTTCCTACGCCAATTGATGGAACACCTGTAGATAATTGAAATATTTGGTTATTTCCATCGGGCGAAACAAACCATAAAGCACCTCCAGCACTACAATATATAATAGTTCCGGATGAGTTAATTAATGGACTTCCTCCAATTGAATTATCTGGTGGCATTTGAAAAGGCTGACCTGAGTTAAAGTTTGGATTATTTATACCAGAAGTGCCAAGATCTGTTATAGCATAAAAATAACAATTGGTATCACCAAAATAAATGGTTCCATCAGGGCCAATAGTAGGTGCTGAACCTTCTGAACTGCCATTTAACAAATATGGCGAAGTCCATTTATTTGAACCATCGGAATTAAGAGCAAATAATCCGGTAGATGTTCCAGTATATCCAATTACATAAATCGTCCCATTTTTTGCTATAGTCATAGATGTGTTTATTTGAAAAATATTCATATTTATCGAGGAAGGAGGTGTTCCGTATTTCGCAACAAATGGCGAATAACCCGAATTGGAGTTATATAACCCTCCCGCCTGAGGCCATGGACTACATAATTGATAAGGAGTTGAGTGAGGCAATAAGGGGCACTCGCCTGGTGGTGGGGGTGGGGTTGGTGGACTAGGTGTTGGTGGTTTTATAGGTAAAGTCAATTGATTTGTAAATAATTGACGACCAAATAAATCAATTATCGGGTTATGTTGTCCTAATGTTTGAAAAACTTTCCGATTAGGTTTAATCCAAAATGGAGAGAGCATAATATATATATTACAATACATAATAATTACAAAACATAATTCTGGTTCATTTTATTTCTTTAACCGACCCAAGTTCTCTCTCATTCTTATTTAGAGATCTAGATTTTTGTTATTATCCATTGACAACACTATCTTACACCTTTTCTTTGATAGAAATTTTCGGTAAAACGATAAAATTTAATATCATTTTATAGTAATAGTAATATATGTCTACGACAACTTCAGATACAGAAGCCATTGATGATAAAAAAGATACAACACCAACAACAAGTCCTTTAAGTGGCACTTTCATGGCAACCATGTTTAGTAAATTACTATTATTAGGAATAATCATTGTTACCGGAACTTGTATGGTTTACACATGTCGTGTCGCACAATCAAATATTCTTCCAACAGATCTGAATTGTTATCCTTATACAAATATTATGCCTATAATAAATAATGGTCAAGGAGATATACCCATAAATATAGATGTAGTAAAAACAAGCGATGGTATTTTTGCTACACAAATCAAATTTCCTTTGGCTGAAAATATGGAAAGTTTAAAATTCGGACTATTTGGTTATTTAAAAAATATGATAGAATCAAAAGACGCGGGCAATTTTCAATTATATGCTGCCACTACTATTCAACAATTATTGGCAACCAATTTAGCTATAATTAACTGGATTTTTAATTTGTATAATTCATATTTTACTGAAAGCATGATTATATTTATTGTGCCTTTTCTACTTATTTTTATAAATTTTTTTACAGGAATTGTCAATTCATTTTATTTAATGTTTTTATGGTTTTATAATTTGCCGTTGTTATTTTCCGTGCCAACTAGAACAGCTGGTAGCACATCATGGAATAAGGGTGATATGTGGTCTATAAATAATTGGTGGAGATCTTTATTTTGGATTTTTATATTTGTTTTATTGTTTTTTATATTAGGTATCGGTTTAATTATTCCTATTTTAGCTGGTTCAATTACAATATATAGTATACTTTCACCTCTATTTATGACTGCTAGAAAAGCAGATGGAAACAAATACACATTTATAGATGCGCTATATAATGTAATAGAATATAAATTGAGGGTCATCATGTATATTGTGTCTTATTTTGTTATATCAGATGCTTACTCGTCATATGGAAGTCATAGTGCTTTAGTCGCTATTATCGGATGTCTACTACTATATTTTTTTACAGATATTTATAAACAATATATTCCTGAAACTAAAACGCCATGGAATAGCGATTTCAAACAAGCAGCAAAATCAGGACAAATATATAGAGGAGAAATAGTTGATATATATAACCCACCTTCTGCACCTGTACCGCCTTCTGCACCTGTACCGCCTTCTGCACCTGTGCCGCCTTCTGCACCTGTACCGCCTTCTGCACCTGTACCGCCTTCTGCACCTGTAGAAATAACGACTACTCGTGATGATGCTCGTACTGCTACTGGTCCTACTTCTGATGCTACTGATGCAGATGCTGATGCAGATGCTGATGCTGATGCTGCTCCTGATGATGATGTTGATAATGCTGCTGTTAAACGATTACAAAAACAAATAAAACCAGGCAGTGATGTAGAATTACAAAATTTGAATCCACCCGTAGAACCGGTCCAACCAATCAAAAGACCTACACAACTTGGACCTTCTAATAAAATCCGGCAAGGTATTCTCAAAAAACCAGGCGATGAGGCTGGTGACAACCAGTTAGGAGGCAGAATTAAAAAACGTCATAGCCGAAAAAATGTAAAATTATAAACAGGTCTAATATTATGTCTTTAAGAAACTGCTATCTTTTAACATGCGATCCGGCTTCTGAACGAGCACAATTTAGTAAAAACGTATTAGAAAAAGTAGGATTCTGTGTCAATTTCGTCACTTGTATTCCTCATACTGACAAAGTAATATCAAATAAAATAAGTATGCAGCATATTTACGACTTAATAGCAAACGGACAAGATGAATGGGCATATGTATTCGAAGACGATATAAATGTTCTAGAAGACATTACCTTGGACGAAATAATCGAATATGAAAAAATATCAAACACATTTTTTTATTTAGGTGTATGTGTTTACAATATTAGACAAATTTTATTAAACCAACATCAAATAAACGGCCACAAAATCGCAATTGCCAAAGGATATATTAGAGGATTACATAGTATCGCCCTCTCGAAAAGCGGTGCTAAAGAATTACTATTATATTCAGAACAGACGACAAAGGATAAATATATGGATGTTATTTTGGAAAAATTTTCAATCAAATATCCGGCGAATATAGTAAGATTTGATTTAGAGAGTTACATTAAAGGTCATCGAGGAATATTTTATCAAGATCGCAAACGATTTCCATCATCGATTTAATTATGTAATTATGTATTATGTAATTATGTATTATGTAATTATGTATTATGTAATTATGTATTATGTAATTATGTATTATGTAATTGGTTAAATTATAATATAAAAAATAATACAATTTATATTATATCATGTCTAAGCAACAAAAGAAAGAAAAAAGAACTATCAAGCAATTTAAAGAATTCAATGAAAAATATCCTCTAGTCAGTATTTGTACGCCCACATTCAATCGCCGACCTTTTATTCCGAATATCATCAAATGTTTTCAGAATCAAACATATCCCAAAGAGAGAATGGAATGGATAATCATCGACGACGGCACAGATAAAATCGAGGATTTGATTAAGGATATTCCACAAATCAAATACTTTAAATACGATGAAAAGATGTATTTGGGTAAAAAACGAAATATAATGCACGAAAAATCGTCCGGCGATATTATCGTCTACATGGACGACGACGATTATTATCCTCCTGAACGCGTCTCTCATGCGGTCGAAACACTTAAGAATAATCCACAAGCAATGTGTGCTGGAAGTAGCGAAATGTATATATATTTTAAACATATTAGCGAAATGTATAAATTCGGACCTTATGGTCCAAACCATTCTACGGCGGCCACTTTTGCGTTTCGTCGCGAATTATTGAAATTAACAAAATATGATGACGACGCCGCATTAGCAGAAGAGAAAAACTTTTTAAAGGAATATACGATTCCATTCGTTCAAATGGATCCCATGAAAACTATCCTGGTTTTTTCACATGTTCATAATTCATTTGATAAAAAAACGTTATTGAATCAAGGTCCAGCAAATCCTTTTGTTAAATTATCGGACTTGAAAGTAGACAATTTCGTGAAAGAAGCAGATGTTCGCGAGTTTTTCATGGAGTCGATTGATAAATTATTGGCAGAATATGAACCTGGAAGACCGGAAAATAAACCAGATGTAACTAAACAAATCATAGAAATAGGAATAAAACGCGAAGAAATGATAAAACAACATCAGCAACAACACAATGCACAGATGACAGCACTACAACAGCAACATCCAGGAATGATTATGGTTCAAAAACCGGGAGTAAATGGTTCCCCACCACAGAATGTAATGATTAATCCACAAGACCTAATTAACAATTATGAGAGAAGATTCAGCGAACTACAACAAATTATTCAAAACTTAACTAATGAAAATAATATGATGAAAGAAAAAACGAAGTATTTGGAGGAAAAAATGAAGACACTAATAAGTGCGAAAATAGCAGAAAAAAGCACAGCTAAATAAAAAAATATAATATATAATACAAAAAATATATTAGCCCAATAAAACAATTTAAAAACATGCCCTATATACATATATAACCCAGGCAAAGGCGATACCCACCAACCGACAAGATGGATTACGACGGAATTTATGACATGACTAACGAGAATGATGATGCGCGTTCTTATGGATCGGCAGACAATAAAAAGATTAAGAAAATGATGGCGGAATTAGCAAGTAGAGAAGACCGAGGATTTTTTCAAATTACCAGACAGGTCCCAGTATTAACAACAAATAATGGCGTTATGCTAAAGAATAAACAAATTGCGCTTTATGCGTCTGGCGGTCCAGGAACGCCTATCAGAAACGCGGTCACTGGAGAATATTGTATTGGTCATAATGTGGGTTCAAAAAACGAACATTTATATTTCAAGGTGGGGTTTCATGCGGGAGAAACGGGACCAAGATCAAAGTCCAAGTTGGGACCAGAGACGCCAAATATGTTTTTTTCATCTCCAAGCGAATATGAAAAGCATATGTTAAATTCAGTCAAGGTGGATGAAAATGTTAGTGAAAAGTGGAGGGAAAAGGCGGATAGCATGTTTAAGTAAGAAAGGCTAATGGCTAAAAGGAACGGCTAAAAGTGGAACGGCTAAAAGTGGAATGGCTAAAAGTGGAACGGCTAAAAGTGGAATGGTTAAAAAATTTTGTATTTTATAAATTTTATTTATAAATTACACATAATTCAAATACTTTTTAGCCCATTATCACAGCCCATTATCACAGCCCATTATCACAGCCCATTTATTCAATCAATGCCATGTCTGCTAATTCTTTCAAATATCGTTTGCTACATGTTTCTACTAGTAATCCATTTGCGTAAACACCATAATTCGCATAATAATGCTCATTTTCTAAAGCAATATGGTATATCATAAAATTGCCTTTCTTTTCATAAATAGTAGATTTTTCATCAACGCATGCCGGCAAACGATATTTATAATCTGTTCCATAAATATCTCCTAATACATCTCTTGTTTGTTCTCTTTGTTCAGGATCTTTGAAATTATCCACTAAAATAGAATGACTCCCTGTAATAATTAAATCTTCAAACATTTCTGGATATTGGTTGCTCGAATATTTATAAAGCTGATCTTTAATCCGTTCATTACAAGCAGGGTTATAAAATTCTTTTTTTCCAATCATATCAATTGGTTTGTATCCATGTTTCCATGTTTGAATTAAATCCCCTTTTCTTAAATCTTGAATGAGAACATATCCTTTATCGGTAAGAATTTTACTACCTTCAAGAAAACATACTGCTGAGGGGTTATTATAAGTATATATTCCCCCACCAGAAACAACAGCAACTAATTTTGTTCCTAGTGAATTAGACGCAACACTTTGCCAATTACCAGAAGAATTTGTTTGAGTCCAAAATACTCCACTATTAGCAGATATATATATTTTTGAAGTTTCAACAGCAACTAAATTTGTTCCTCTTGAATCAGATGCAACCGATTTCCAACCAGTAGTAGGAGCACTAGTTAGAGTCCAATTTACGCCATAATTATAAGATGTATATATTCCTCCAACACCAGAACCAGCAACTAACTTTCTTCCTGTTGAATCAGATGCTAAACATTGCCAAACATAGATATCATTTGTAGGAAGACTAGTTAGAGTCCAAGTTCCACCACTATTAGAAGATACATATACTCCTCCAACATACGTCGGATAAGTATAATTACCATCAACACCGGCAACTAACCTCGTTCCATCTGAATTAGATGCTACCTTACTCCAACCTTTTAAAGGAGTGGTAGCTTGATTCCAAGTTGAACCACTATCATTAGATATATATATTCCTCCTCCGAGATTGAAATCATTCACGCAAGCAACTAATTTTGTTCCATCTGAACTAGATGCTACCGACATCCAATTAACAGCAGGAGCGCCACTTTGTGGACTCCAACTTGCGCCACTATCAATAGATGTATATATTTTTCCATCATTTAAACCAGAAACAGCAACTAACTTTGTTCCATCTGAACTTGATGCTATGCCTCTCCAAGCATTAGTAAGAAGAGGAGCAGTAGTTATAGTCCAATTTTGACCACTATTTATAGATTTCCATATTCCTCCAGTTGTAGTTGAGTCAACTGCGAATAAAATTGTTCCTGTTGAATCAGATGCTATATTAATCCATCCAGTATTAGGAGCGTCAGATTGAACCCAAGTAGCCATTTATATAATACTAAATATACTAAATATAATAATTTCATAAAAATAAACTTATTCATCGACATCACTTTTTTCATCCGTTTCATCCATGTCAACCGCATCTACCTTTGTATATTTATCCAAATATCTATAAATCCGATTAATATCCAATTTCGTAATTTCATAATTTTCAAAAAGCGCCATTACTTCATTATCATCGTATTTATCCTTAATATCCAAGAAAAAAGAGAACAAATCTTTTTTATCCATTCCTAACATTTGGCATAAATTTTGAATAAATAAAGAATTGTTATATTCCGTCGAATATTTGGTTAATACTTTGGTAAACCTCACTTCGGGCGGATTATATTTAGGTTTTTTCTTGAATGAATCGTGATACAATTTATTATTCTTAAATGTTTTAATAGAAGAACTCATTTCATTAAATAACCAAATCTGTTTTTGAAAAGTGATTCGGTCAATATAATCGGCAAAACACATATTATTCAATAATTTCAAATAAAATGGAACCGACACATTTTTTTTCATTTTTCCTAGAACATCAATTATATTTTCGTGCCAAAGAAGTCCGACTATAGTCCTATCGGTCTCATTCATAATAGTTAAATGTTCGTTTAAAGGGTATGAATTATTAATCAATTTTTGTGTTATTTTCTTGGTATCATCATTGTAAGATTTTATTTGGAAAATATTTTGTATAATTTCGGCATTTAACATATTTTCATGACCTTTGTAAATGTCATGAATATTATTCAATTTTCTTAAATCGTTTTGAACAAAATCAATAATACTTTGAACCAGTTTCTCATTCATATTCGGCATAATTGTTTTAATGATCGATGTTATTTGAGGCGGAGACGGACTACTTAATTCGATAGTATTACACACCTTCATTAACTCCTTGATTTTTTTATCAATATGATAATTTCCAATACAAATAATTGGATTTAATGTAATTTCTTCGACTTTCTGTTTTTTGGTTTTCTTAGGCCGAATTAATTTGATAAGTGTATTTATTCCTCCCTTGTCACCATTATTCATGCCGTCTATTTCGTCCATAACTATCGCAATCCTCTTGATTTTTTTGTGGAACATACTCATTATATTTTTATCGGACATGTTATGTTTTGTTATCGTGTCTATAATCGATTTGTTACGAATATCACCGGCATCATATCGTATCACATCATAATCCATTTCTTTCAACAAATTCATAACGAATGTCGTTTTTCCTGTTCCTGGGTGGCCATAAATATAAATACCCTTTTTAACTAGCAAATTTTGTTTATTCATTTCAAAGTTTTTTAAGATGTCTTTGATTTTATTCGCGGAATCTTCTCTATTAAGAATTTGATTTATATTTAATTGATCCATTTGTAGATATGTATAACTTATTATATATCAAATAATATTCTTTTTATGTTGATTTTTACACACATAGCAAATGTTGTTTTTATTTTTTATTTTATTTTATTTTGATTATGGTTAAGCAAACGATGACCCAAATACACATATCATACATGTAGTGTTTAATAGAAACATAATGTGTATTAGCACAGATGTTTCATAGATATACCTTTTCTCTCTCATTTGTGGTATGGAAAGTCGATAATATAGTAAACATTCATTCAAAATAAAAGCAATGATACTAATAGTTATAGTCGTATACCATAATGTGGCATATTTCGGTGTAAATCTTCGACTATCTTGAAATGTAACAGATATAATAGATGATACTGCTAAAATAATATCCAATGTTTTTACCAGACTTTTTTTATATATTTTATTCCAATGAATCAGTGTCGTAATGTAAAGCATAAATATAAGCGCTGATGAAACATAATATTTGTAAAAGAAAGCAAGGACACTATTTGCTAAAACAACTTGTGCCGAATAAAGACCTTTGCGAGATATATCTTGTGGGATGAGTAGTTCCATTTCCATAGCTGTCAATCATTTTTTGTAATAAAAATAGATTCAAATTTTATTTATACAGGAAAAAGGACAAGCAACTTACTAAAATTATCAGATACCATACTAACAAACTCAGATACCACCTTACCATAATTCGCAGAAGCGACCTTACTAGATCCAGCAGGAGGAGAGGTGGCAGAAGGAGAGGTGGCAGAAGCTACCAGCTTTGCATCTACCGGCTTACTAAAAAAGTAATAATATATTGCGAATATAATTAAACATGTCACAAATAGAACCGAAATAACAATTCCCGCAATAGCCCCATCGGAAAGTGGGGGTGGGGGCTGTGGACACGGATTATCCACACCATAAGTGATTCCATCCCAAGAAACACCACATGTGCTAGTTGCCCATTTATATTTATTACATAATCCTTGACTTCCAGTAAATTCTGATGTTGTAAAATCCATAGAAAATGTGCCGGGGTCTGAACTAGACTTGCACTTTCCTAAATTTTTCACATTTACACATTTAGAACCATTACCAGAAGTGTCTATCCAATAATCAGGACAATCGCCAATTAAAGGAGGCCATTGTTCCGCTGTTTTATTATTATTCATTAATATTCCAATAAGAAATAATGATATGATTAGAAGAATTACTGCGATTATAATGATAATTTTTTGAAAATTTAACATCGATTTATATATATAAAATTATATAATTTGTTATATATAATTTTATTGTTATTTTGTATTTTGTATTTGTTATTTGTTATTTGTTATTTGTTATTGTTAAGACGATGGAGGAGGTGGAATGCATGGATTCGGGACACCATATGTAATTCCATCCCAAGAAACGCTACATCCTGTTGCCCAATTATATTTATTACATAATCCTTGATCGCCAGTGTATTCAGAGGTAGAAAAATCCATTGTTTCTGTAGCACATGTTCCTAAATTTTTCACATTTACACAATTAGAACCATTTCCAGAAGTGTCTATCCAATAATCAGGACAAGCACCAATTAAGGGAGGCCATTCTTCCGTATTTTTACTTTTAGCCATTAATAATCCCATAAGAATTAATATTATGATTAAAAGAATAATTGCTAGTATAATAACAATTCCTTGAAAACTTGCCATAGTATTTATATATTATATATTTTTTATTTTTATTTTTTATTTTTTTGGGTTGTTTGTTGTTTTGATTATGTTTGTTGTTTTTGATTATGTTTTCTTTCCTATATTTTTATATCTAAGTAATATAAATATGAAAAGGAGTTCAAATGGTAGAGTAGATATAGAGGGTCCTAGAACCCCCGATTTATTTCAAATGTATGATAAAATTCCTGTAAATCAATGTGCTACATTCAGAGATCCGACCGCCGGTATTTGGAATAATACTAAATTATCAGACGGATTTTTCTCTTCTAAAAATATCACCATTATTCAAAATGGTATTCGAAACGGGGTGTATAAACGTTCAAGTGGTCAATATACTATTGGCAATCAAGACGAAGACACATTGAAAATAATTATGCGAAGTATTTTTCTACAACACGCTGCAAATCAGCCTACTAATGTTGAACAACAAATATATGAACTAAATAAAATGGTTTGGGATTATTGTATTCCTCAAGTCTATGGTGAAGCGCAAGGATATTATAAATATATTAGTGATGCGTCTACAATGTATAAACCTATCGCGCCTCCTATTTTAGCAAAAAATAACGACAAGCAACTTATATTAAAGCCGTGGTTCTAATACTCTTTCTCTCTTTACTTTGATAATAAAAGTCAAAATAATGAGAAAATATCTAACAACGGATGAATCCGACTCAATATATATAGAGGTTCCATATTCACTGAAAAAAGAGCACTACTAGAAGAACATCTATATTACGACATCACTTTCATTATACTATCAATAGTTTCACTTTATTTTGACTTTTATTATCAAAGTAAAGAGAGAAAAAGTATTTTATTTTATTATTTACATGATAAATATATAAACATGATAATACAAGTTGTGCCGACTATTATATGTTCGTATTCAGCATTACCTGTTGCTAAAGAAGTAGGACGATTATATAATTTTATTTCTGATTCCAATAAATTTTTGATGCGAAAATAGAAAAACAACGATCCTAAACCATACAATAAAAAAAATAAAGCAGGAACATTTGCTTTACGCATAAAAGTTAAATAGCATAACATAAGCACAGCGAATCCTTTCAATATAGCCCCCCCCCCTAATATCAGTTCTTCCTAATTTATCTTGAAACATATATACACCTCATATAATAAAAATAGATAAAAACAGCAGTTTCAAAAGTAAAACCAGAGAATTATAGGAATTATTTTCATTATGCTTATGAAGTAAAACAGAATATTCCATTCATAAAAAACAAATCAACAAAAACAAGAAAACGCAAATGTAATTTATAATTCGTAATAATTCATATAATAAAAATATATAGTTTATTATATGAATGGAATTCCCCCCCTCCCATTTACAACCGAGATATCGGTATAAAATCCACGATAAACTCTATGATTTAACTAATTTTGTAAAAGTCCATCCTGGCGGAATAGATATGTTTAACAATTTGAAACCAGATACAAATATTACTCCTATGATTTATGCTTATCATAAAACCCCTAAAAGCATTTTAGTGATGTTGCCCAAATATGAAGTTCCTTTTACAGATGATATAAAAATACAATACGATACAAATTATACATATGATAAATATTGTGACTTAAAAAAGTTGGTATATGATGAAATCCATGAAAAGAAAAACCCTTTATATTGGTCTAATACAGAAATAGCATACAACGCATTTATGTTTTCGGTGTATTTGGGAATGTGGGGTTATTGTTTTTATTATGCGAATAACTTGTCGTATTGGTGGATGGTTTTATTAGCGGTTATGAATATGGGTTATGTAGCATTAGTATTTCATGAAACATCGCATTATACAGGTTTCAAAAGTCAAAAATTAAATAATATAATTTCGTATTGTATTGTGTGTCCTTTTATGGAAACAGAAGATTGGAAATACCAACACAATTATTTACATCATAGTTTTACAAATACAGATTACGATAATGATTATGGAAAACATCAAAAAATAATTAGATATTCAAATACACATATACAATACTTTCATCACAGGTTTCAAATTGTTTATGCGTTTGGTTTATTTAGTTTGGGCTTATTTAGTAAAGGTCCGTTGTGTTTTATTAAAAATAAACGATGGAATATATTATTATTCGTTACAATTTTATATAATTTTGGTTATATCCATACATTTATTGTGTATGGTTTATCTGGGTTTTTATTCTTATCAATAGCACAACTATCTCATATTCAACACGAATGTATCCAAATAAATACAGAGAATAAAAACGATTTTTTGTATAACCAAGTATCAAGCAGTATGAATTATAGAACTGATGACTTTATTACAAGATTTTTATGTTTTAGTTTGGATATTCAAATAGAACATCATTTGTTTCCAAATATTCCTCATAGTTCATTACGAAAAATCCAACATATCGTTCGTGAATATTGTGAGAAAAATGATATTCCCTATATTGAAAAGCCAAGCATTTTTCCAACAATTTATTCGTATATTTGTTATTTATACAAGATGGGAAATCCATAATACAACTCATTTCTTGTGCGGATTTATACCCTTCAAGGGTTTAAACATATTTTTTTACCTTTCTATTTTTCTACTTTGTCGCCTTTTTTACTTTGTCGCCTTTTTTACTTTGTCGCCTTTTTTACTTTGTCGCCTTTTTTACTTTGTCGCCTTTTTTATTTTGTCGCCTTTTTTACTTTGTCGCCTTTTTTACTATTTTTGTAACCGCCTTTTGAACCTTTTTCTTTTCACCAGTCATGATCCTTTCCCTCGCCTCTTTATAATTTAAATACTCTGTTTCCAATGCTGCCAATTCACCCAACCACAATTGTTGAATTGTTGTGGTTTTCAATACTGCTAATTCGTTCGTCTTTGCTTCATGTTCCTTTTCTAATCGTTCTACATTTTCTTCGGCAACACTATCCATCGGCAATTTCGTCAAATACTTAAAGTCCGCGTCGTCATCAATGATGTCGTAACTTTTACTTAACAACATCTGACTAACCTCTTCGCGCTTTTTACGTCGCAAATCAATTGAACCATCTAAAACCTCTTTAATATATTTTACCTTGTTCGACAATAGAACCAATTCATTCTCTAGAACAACTATCATCGCGTCTTTTCTAACTTTATACAATTCCAATCGAGAGACATAATAATCATCAATGATTTCGCACACATTCGCATATTTTTTCAACTTATCATCCGCATCAAACAAATGCATGTTCGTCGTCGTATTCGTCGTCATCAATTTAAACATCTTTTCAAATCCATTACAACCATTATCCAGAATCGTATTTTCCAATTCTTCGCCTAATCCCTTTGTCAAAGTAATAATGAAATCCACGTTCGTATCTTTACTCATATCGTCATAATCCTTGACAACAGGCACTATTTTTTTACCGGCCTTATCGGTCGTTTCAGTAAGCGATTCCAAATGCTCTTTGAAATCGTCTGTCCAAACACCTACTGGCAATTCAGTGATGCGATATTTATCTACACCCATTTTCTCATATTTGCCTTTGATTAAATATTTACTTTCTCCGATTTTGCTAATCGTTCCATTGAATCCTTCGTAATACGGCATGAAATCGCTATCCCCTGATCCTGAACCGGCAGCCATTCCGGCAGCCATTTTCTGTTTCAAATATTGAATAATCTCCACCGGATTATAGCACATAATATCGGTGCTGAACCCGGTTCCAATTCCCTTGGTTCCATTAACTAGAATCATAGGAATAATCGGCGCATAATATAATGGTTCAACCAGCATTCCATCATCATTCAAATATTTCAAAATCTTATCATCCGCCTCTGGGAAAATATGCCTCGTAATTTTGTTCAACATGGTATAAATATATCTTTCAGACGCACTATCTTTTCCACCGGAAATGCGAGTTCCAAATTGTCCATTAGGCATCAACAAATTAATATTATTAGAACCAACGAAATTCTGTGCCATTCCAACAATCGCACCATTCAGCGACGCCTCGCCATGATGATACCCAGATTGTTCAGATACGTAACCAGTAAATTGCGCCACTTTGATTTCACTCGTCAAATTCTTTTTGAACGCGGAATACAGGATTTTTCGCAAACTGATTTTCAAGCCGTCCATCAAATTAGGAATCGATCTATCACAATCATATTTGGAAAAGTGGATCAGCTCCTTATTAATAAATTCCTCATAAGGGACCATCTGTTGACTCGTATCCAAATAACTATCTCTATCATACGTTCCAAGCCATTCTTTTCTATCATCCGCCCGTTTTTTGTTGAATACCATATCGATTGCATTATCGCACAGAATTCCGCTATGACTGAATCCAACCAATTTCTTCTGCGCAAAATACTCCTTGAATTCTTTTCCAGTGCTGGTTCCTAAACCTTTGTAATATTTGATTTTCCAACCTTTCGAATCATTCTCTTCTTTCCAAGAAGTATATTCGCCTTCACTATAAAATATCAATTCCTGTGCGCCCTTTCTCGCTTTCAAAATGGGCGTATTCATGAATCCGATAAATCCAGGAATATTCGCCAAGGTGGGCCATTCGGATTGAAACAAATTAATACAAAGCCCCTTGATATGATGCCCATCCAGATCCTGGTCGGTCATGAATAAGACCCGACCATATCGCAACGATGCCGATGATGTATATTCTTTTCCTGTCTCCAAACCTAGAATTTTTTTGATTTCGGCGATTTCCTTGTTTTCAGCCACTTTTTTAACTTGTTCACCGCGCACATTCAGAATCTTACCTTTCATGGGATAAACACCAATCATATTTCGGTCTTCAGAGGACAGGCCAGAAACAATGCCTGCTTTTGCTGAATCCCCCTCACAAAAGATGATGATACATTGATCGGATTTTTCAGTTCCAGCCCAATTCGCATCAATCAGTTTGGGAATACCGCGAATATTCTTGGTCTTTGACCCGTCCGTTTTCTTGGCCGCCTTGTTCTCCTTCACCTCGGTAAGAGCGCACGCCGCGTCCATTACCCCCATTTTCGCCAATTTCTCAATGAATTTATCGCTGATTGTGCACGTAGATCCGAATTTCGCAGAGGGTGTATTCATATAATCTTTGGTCTGACTATCAAACGACGGATTTTCGATATCGCATCGCAAGAACAAAATCAATTGTTCCTTGATACTATTCGCATTCACAACAACCTTCTTTTTCTTTTCAATAAACGCAACCAATTTTCTAGTGATTTGACCCAATACGAATTCCACATGTTTTCCACCTTTCGCAGTATGAATTCCGTTGACAAAAGAGACGTGAATAAACTCATGGGTAGGGGAAAGCGCTACGGCGTATTCCCATCGCAGCCCAGCGTCTTCATATACACGAGGAACAGCATCCTTGCCTCCAACATACATGTCGATATATTGTTGGAAATTCTTTACAGGAATATTGATAGAATTGTATTTTACTTTCAACGATTTGTCAGTTACTGCGGCAACATCATATACGCGCTTTTTTAATAGTGCGATCATATCGGGTGTTAGACCCGCAATACCTAATCGCGCATAATCCGGCTTGAATATTATTTTAGTATATGGCTTGCTTTTACACTTGGTAATTGAGGGCGGTTCAATCACATCCAAATTATTACGGAATGTTTGCGTGTATTTCAATCCTCGCACATGATCTATCGTTTCAATAGACCCGAACGTAGACCAAATTAAAACCAATTTAAACCCGAACCCGTTTTTACCACCAACTATTTTTTTCTCTGTTTTGTCGTAATTAGTGGATGTTCTGAGATGACCGAAAATCATTTCTGGAATCCACATTTTATACTCGGGGTGTTGAGCGACATCAATGCCATTTCCATCATTAATCATAATAATAGTTCCATCTTCTTGAATAGCAATGTCAATATAAGTCACAGGTAAAGTATTGGGGACAGAATTGTTTTCTGCCTGCTGCATACGAATCACGTGATCACGGCAATTGACTATTCCTTCATCGAACAATTTGAACAGCGCAGGAATATACTCAATATTTTTCTCTACTATTTTATTTCCTTCGCCATTTAGAATCCATTGAACAGACTCAATGTGTTCTACTGAACCGATATAAGTATCCGGATTATCCAAAATATGCTGTTTATCTGTTTTTTGTTGATATTTATTTGCGAGGATAATCTCTTTATCGTTCATTGGTGTCGCGCTCATTCTCTTAATTGTAATATTGTTGGGTAGGTTTAATATTCTTTCAATTTTATTTTTATTTTTATGTGTTTTGTTTTGTTTGTTTTGTTTTATTTGTTATTTAGCAAAATGACAAATAAAGAATTAGAAATATTAGCAAAATATATAGAAGAATAGCTTATGCCATTATTTTTCGGTCCTGGGAATAATTCATTTGCGAGATGTATAAAAAACTGCTCTATCAATAAAATAATTCATAATCAAGGAGGTGGAGACCCGGCACAAAATATTTTCACAACAGGCAATCCAACCATTACATATCCAGGAAATAATTATATTGTTTATACCTTTACGGAACCATATGGCACATTTAGTTCAAGTGTAGATTTGAGTGTTAATGTTGTAGTAGTTGGAGGTGGAGGTGGTGGTGGTGGTGGCTATGGTGGTGGTAGTGGAGGAGGGGGTGGTGGAGGAGGAGAAATTAAACATGAGTCTTATCATATTATTCCTAACAATATTTACACATCTATTGTAGGTTCTGGAGGAATTGGTGGCACTGGCGGTGCTGGATTATATTCGCCATCAGATGGTTCAAATGGAGATATTTCTTTATTTGGTGGCAATATTTATATAAGCGCTATTGGAGGGTATGGTGGAACCGGACAAGCCAGCCAAAGTCAACTACCAGGAGGTAGTGGAGGTGGAAGTAGTGATGCAAGTGGTGGTGTTGGATGGTATAGCGATAATGAAGAACATTCTGCTGGAACATTATATGAGGGACATATACCACAAAATGGTCCAATAATTATAAATACTAGTATGTATTATTTCGGAGGAGGTGGAGGTGGAGGCACATCAGGAAATGATTCATATAATAACAATCCAGTCACTCCTGCTAATAGTACCAACAAAAGTTATGGTGTAGGTTATGGTGGAGGAGCTGTAGCTTGTGGTGATGCTAATAATAATGGAATAATTAATACAGGTGGTGGTGGTTCAGGAGGAGGTGTCTTTGCCGGTTCTTCAAATAATGGAGGTAATGGTGGTAGTGGCATTGTCATTATTTATTTTCAATATAGCCAACCATCTACAACTACATATGATATTACATGTCCTCCGTATAAATGTCCAGAAACTATAAATAAAAAGTCGTTGAATTCCAATGCGGATGTGGACCAAACATTAACACAATCGGCGAGAGCAGTGAATGCGATTAGATATGCGCCAGGAGGAAAAACACAATATGGTTATAGCGCAACTATTTATCAAAATAGTCAAGTCACTTATTTAGGTAGAGTTGAGGGTCAGCCAGGAGGGATTGGGCGATTAAGTGCTAGAAACCGGTTCTAATAAATTCCTGCGTTTAGGAAAATCAATATATAAATCAATATTTTTTATTTTCTTCAATTACTTTATAATGACTCGTTATAGAAAAGACGCAAATGGGAAATATGTTATTCACGGAAAGAAATACGAGATTTTATGTGGTTCAAGAGCTCAAGTAGTTCATGGAACGGCATATAAGACATCGGGAGGTCTTATAAAAGACAAATTGTTACAAAACAAGAATGGACGTATAGTTAGCCGAAAGAAGCACAATACCGCAAAGAAGGAAAAACGTTTAATTAAGGCAGGTTATGGAACAAAGAAGGGACATTTTGGCGCTGTCAAATTGGGCCATTCTAGAACTAAACGTCATCATAAGAAGGGTGGCTCGGCTATTATGGGGGCCATGCCGACAATGGGTGGGGGTGTCGCAGATAATGCTACACCTGTTCATTACAAAGTAAATTCCGCAAATGAAATGGGAAATGCTGGGTTACAATTATATGCTACAACTCAAGGTGGGAGCAAGCGCCGTCGCTCTAGAAGAGGACGCAGAGGAGGTGCAACCCCACTATTAACCCCGGCCAGCTTCTAATGAAACCATTTATTTGAAATGAATGTATCAAATTCTATATAATCGGCCAAAATAACATATAAATATTTTTCGAAATATCGTTTACTAACAACAGGTTTTATTGCCGACTTGTTTTTAGTACAATAATTAAAATAATTGTCGTATAATTCGTCGAATGAAATCAACGGATTTTCGTCTTCCTTTTTTTCTTTCATTTGGTTCAAAGACGCATTAATATCCGGTAATTTATCCCATAAAACACACGATACATTTAGCACATATTTATTTTCTACTATTTCAATGCTAGGAAAATAATGCTGTAATATTTTCAACACATCATGCTCATTGATAGTCCCGTTAGAAGAACAATTATTCGTCTTATTGGACGCCCATTTTTTGAATAAATCGCACAACTCATCGATTTCAAATTCATTGTCTAATTCATTGCCCAAATCACCAGGCGTAATATTTCTCTCCCAGAAATTAATAAAATCGCTTACAACGGGTAAATATTTACTTGTTATATTCAAAAATGTATCAGTCGTTTCATCGTATTGAAATCGATTAATTAGTAATCCTTTCAATGTATTTACATATATAATATTTGGCAAAGAACTAGAAGAAATATATAATTTCCATATATAGTGCATATTTTTCCAATTGATTGAAAACTTGTTACACCTTTCGGCCTTTGAAACGCCGAAAGCAACGTTACCTTTTAACTCATTACCGCCGACAAAGTCGGCATTTGAAATGGGAAAAGGTGTAAAAGATTCCAAAGAATTACTACAAAAGTTTTCCACTATATTATTTTGATTATTGTTCTTCAAATATAATGTGTAATTATTCAACGTTTCATCATTATTATTGTTTATAAAATTGTCGGAACTTCCATAACGATGAGAATAATGCGCTGCTACGCATAGTAGATTGAGACCATCAGCCAATAAAATGTTTTTCCAAATACTCTGCGAAATAGTATTTATTTTTAATAAACGGCAATTGTCATAAGAATAGCTTTCATGATATTTGGTAATTAAATTATGCGTAATATTTGTCATTCCTGTAGTCATGTAAGAAATTTGTTCTAATTCAACAATCATTTTTCTTGTTTTGGGACGCGTTAAAAATATCAAATCGGTGTTCTTTTTAAGAATATTATCGCCGATTATAGTTAGCAGATATTTTGCCTGATTTTTGCTGGAAACAATAGTAGAACATAGCATTTTCAAAATATGCTGAATAGTATCTGTTTCTGGTTTAAATTTATCGCAGAATAGATGTCGATCTTTAATTTGCTTGATAATATTTATTTTTGTTTTATATTTCCATTGAGCTAGGGTTCTATCTTTTGAAATACTGGTAAGAAGCTGATGCTGTATATCGTCTTCTTTGATAGCACTATAATTTTTACCATCGTATTGATAAAAACAACTATTATTGTGTAAATAATAGTATTGATTTTTACTTAAGAAAACTTGGATGAATATTTGTTGTTCATTCGTTAAAAAATGGTTGCGTAAAATTCGTTTTTCATGATTTTTTGATTCATTTTCAAGAGTAGCTGGAAGAATATTCATTAAATGGAAATGAAGGCGTTGAGACATGTAAGGGTCGTTTTCGTATTTTTGAAATAAAGATTGGATTTTATCGCAGTATATTTGTGGTTTAGACATTTATATTATATATTTAGGATAAGTATTTAACTTTATATTTGATTTAAAGTATTTCATATTTTTATAACTATTATACAATAAAATTATCTTTTGTTATTATATAATGACCAAGCCTAGACATAGCGCAGTGCTAGAATACAGAAAACGAATTAAGACATCAGAATGCCGTAAATTATCAGAATCAAAATGCGGATTTCGCAAACGAACATGTAAATATACAAAGGGGAAAAAGAGACAATTTTGCCGAAAATTGAAGAATGCGACGCGTCGTATACAATATTCTAGATAATACAATTATATTATTCAAAATTTTTAAATAATATAATAACATTCATAAGTATTTAAAGATTTTTGTTAAAAAATAAGTAAACATGTCTACTGAAACAGAGAATAATGTTCTTACTATTAAAACTGTTCAAATCGCGCCATTCAGAACATTAATGACCGCATTGAAAGATATTCTATTAGAAACAAATATTAGTTTTCAACCAGACGGGATTCGTATTATTAATATGGACAAATCTCATACTATTTTGGCCCATTTATTTTTGGCAGCACAAAATTTCGAATTTTATGAATGTAAAAAGGAGAAAATTATTATTGGTGTGAATATGTTTCATTTGTTCAAGTTGATTAATTCTATTGATAATGACGACACGTTAACTATATATATCGAAAATGCGGATTATGTAGATGGTATAGTATCCCATTTAGCGTTAAAATTCGAAAATGGTGAAATTAAACAATGTAAAACACAGAAATTGAGATTGATTGAACCTGACCCAGAAGAATTGGAATATCCGGATGTGAAATTTTCATCAGTAATTAATTTGCCTTCAGCTGATTTCCAAAAAATCATTCGTGATTTGTCATGTATTTCTGATAAGTTGGAGATTAAATCAGTGGGCAATGAATTGATATTTAAATGCTCTGGACAATTTGCTTCTGCCGAGATTCATCGAGCAGAATCGGATGGATCGATGGGATTTATATTAAAACAAGATTCTACTAAAATTATTCAAGGCGAGTTCTCTCTTAAAAATTTAGGATATTTTATTAAATGCACGAATTTATGTTCGCAAATTGAAGTTTATTTGGAAAATGATTTGCCATTAGTAGTTAAATATGATGTTGCGTCACTTGGAACCATACGACTTTGTTTAGCGCCATTGCCGAGTATGTAGAGACCCTACAAACTAGTTTTAGGAATGATTTTGATGAAGTCATATGATATTGGAAGCATATTGTATAGAAAATAAAACAATAAAAATCAACGATATCCCTTATTAATTTTTAGCATTTTTGTTCGAGAGGCTTATTATACAGCGCCACAAAAAAGAGACAAAAGAAAAGCATTGGGAGTTTATGGCTTCTTTATGAATGTTAGATTTTTTACAAAATATTATATTACAATATTATATTACAATATTATATGTCAAGTTATTCAGAATATTTGCAATCTATTAAATCACGACAAAATTGTGATGTTAATTGTTGTATTGTTAATTGTTATCCAGGTCCAACAGGACCTATAGGTCCACAAGGTCCGGCAGGAATTGGTGGTGCTACAGGGGTTTCAGGTTCACAAGGAATCACTGGTGCCCAAGGAGTTACTGGCGTACAAGGATATTCAGGAGCGCCTGGTTCTACAGGTTATCAAGGAGCTATTGGTGCACAGGGAGCGCAAGGAACTACTGGCGCACAAGGGGTTACTGGAGTTATCGGTTTGCCTGGTTCTACTGGCGCACAAGGATCGACTGGAGCATTAGGAATTAATACTGCGCCAGGAATGACAGGAACACAGGGATTTACTGGTGCGCCAGGAGTTACGGGAGCACAAGGAAGCACTGGCACACAAGGATATACCGGAGCGCAAGGATATACCGGCGTTCAAGGAGTTACTGGTGAACCGGGTGCGACAGGAGAACAGGGATATACAGGTCCTCAAGGATATACTGGGGCACAAGGATATACTGGATCACAAGGAAATACAGGAGCGCAAGGTGCAACAGGTTCCCAAGGATATACGGGTTCGCAAGGAGCAACAGGTTCTCAAGGAGCTACAGGCTCACAGGGTGCAACAGGTTTTCAAGGATCTACAGGTTTTCAAGGAGCTACTGGCTCACAAGGAGCTACTGGCGCACAAGGATATACTGGACCTCAAGGAGCAACCGGTTCTCTAGGGGCTACTGGTTCTCAAGGAGCTACTGGATCGCAAGGAGCTACCGGTTCTCAAGGAGCTACCGGTTCGCAAGGATTTACGGGTACACAAGGATATACTGGCGCACAAGGATCTACAGGAGCGCAAGGATTTACGGGTTCTCAAGGAGCTACCGGTTCTCAAGGAGTTACAGGTTCTCAAGGATCTACAGGAGCGCAAGGATTTACGGGCACACAAGGATCTACTGGGTCGCAAGGAGTTACAGGTGCTACAGGTACGCAAGGGCCTACTGGATCTCAAGGGTATACTGGATCTCAAGGATATACTGGATCTCAAGGCGCTACTGGCTCACAAGGAGCTACGGGTTCTCAAGGAGCTACTGGCACCCAAGGAGCTACTGGAAGACCAGGATACACTGGTACGCAAGGATTTACTGGATCTCAAGGATTTACTGGGACACAAGGAGTTACAGGCGCACAAGGCGCTACGGGTAATTTAGGATTTACTGGCGCTCAGGGATCAACTGGTTCACAAGGATCAACGGGTGCAACTGGTTCGCAAGGTAATACTGGATCGCAAGGAGCAACTGGTTCTCAAGGCAATACTGGATCGCAAGGTGCTACTGGGTCACAAGGTGCTACTGGATCACAAGGAGTTACCGGTAGTCAAGGTAGCACTGGCTCACAAGGGGCAACTGGTTCACAAGGGGCTACTGGCTCACAAGGGGCTACTGGCTCACAAGGAGCTACTGGCTCACAAGGAGCTACTGGATCGCAAGGCGCAACTGGTTCACAAGGGGCTACTGGCTCACAAGGAGCTACTGGTTCGCAAGGAAATACTGGCTCGCAAGGCGCGACTGGTTCTCAAGGAAATACTGGTTCTCAAGGTGCAACTGGTTCTCAAGGTAATACAGGATCGCAAGGTGCAACTGGATCACAAGGCGCAACTGGATCACTGGGCGCAACTGGATCTCAGGGAGCGACTGGATCTCAGGGGGCGACTGGTTCTCAAGGAGCAACGGGTTCGCAAGGTGCTACAGGTTCGCAAGGTGCTACAGGTTCGCAAGGTGCTACAGGTTCGCAAGGTGCTACAGGATCGCAAGGAAATACTGGATCGCAAGGCAGCACAGGTTCGCAAGGCAATACAGGCAGTCAAGGATCTACAGGCACTCAAGGAGCAACTGGCACCCAAGGAGCAACGGGCAACCAAGGATCTACTGGAGCTACAGGTGTCCAAGGATATACTGGTACTCAAGGAGCTACTGGTATAACTGGTGCCCAAGGAGCAACAGGCGCTCAAGGATCTACAGGCACCCAAGGATCTACAGGCACTCAAGGAGCAACGGGCACCCAAGGAGCAACAGGTGCTCAAGGATTTACTGGAGTTACCGGTGCTCAAGGATATACTGGCACTCAAGGAGCTACAGGCACTCAAGGAGCTACTGGTATAACAGGCTTTCAAGGATCTACAGGTACACAAGGTATTACCGGTTCACAAGGAGCAACGGGCAGTCAAGGAAATACTGGCTCACAAGGCAATACTGGCTCGCAAGGTAATACTGGATTGCAGGGCAATACTGGATTGCAAGGCAATACTGGATCGCAAGGCGCAACCGGTTCGCAAGGAAATACTGGTTCGCAAGGAAATACTGGATCGCAAGGCAATACTGGTGCTCAAGGATTTACAGGATCACCTGGTAATACTGGTGCTACCGGCTCGCAAGGCAATACTGGTGCTATCGGTTTTCAAGGTAATGATGGATATCAGGGTAATACTGGATCATTAGGAGCTACTGGTTCTCAAGGATTTACAGGATCACAAGGTAATACTGGTTCTCAAGGATTTACTGGTTCTCAAGGGGGCACTGGGACACAAGGTAACACAGGATCACAAGGCACTACAGGAAACCCAGGAGCAACCGGAGAGGTGGGTGTTGGTGGCTTAGGTTCAGTAGGACGCACAGGTAATACTGGATCACAAGGAGCTACTGGTTCTCAAGGTTTCACTGGGGCACAAGGTAATACTGGTTATCAAGGTGCCACTGGTTCTCAAGGCGCTACAGGTAGTACTGGTGCTACTGGACCACAAGGAGCTACTGGTTCTCAAGGGTTCCCAGGACCACAAGGATATACTGGCACACAAGGAGATACTGGTTCTCAAGGGTTTACTGGGGCACCAGGTAACACCGGGGCACAGGGTAGCACTGGGGCACAAGGCAGCACTGGGACACAAGGCAGCACTGGGGCACAAGGGGGGGCTACTGGACTTCCTGGTATTACCGGTGCTACAGGAGCACAAGGTGTCCCAGGTGCTACGGGATTAGTTGGGTCAGCAGGATCTGGATTTGGTGCTCCTAATGGCGTGTGGGGTGCTTATTTATACGCTGACAGAAACAATGTCTGGACTAATGGAACATTTAGTGTGTCTATAGGTTATTATGCGGGCATTACTCAACAGGCGGGATCGGTAGCTCTAGGTTATTATGCTGGATATAATAGTACTGGGGGTAATCAATTTGTTACTGCTATTAATATAGGTTATTATTCATCCACAGCTTATCCCATAACATCATCTAATCGAAATGTCGCCATAGGTGCCTATTCTCTTGGTGTGCTCTCTTATCCACCATCTATAGGGGTTGGCTCAGTAGGTGGTTTAGGTTATTACATAGGTGGTGCATCTCCTGTAGGTTCAAATCTGGGGGGTGGAGGTGTTGGTTATAAGGCTTCTTATTATATTTCTGGTGGTAGTTCAGTGTGTATCGGTTATATGAGTGGTTATTATCAAGCTCCGACAACTTCTGTCAATATTGGTTATTATTCAAGTGCCTATAATACGCCATACTCAACAACACAAGCAACTTCTGGAACTAATATAGGCTATTACGCAGGTGCTTTTACTCAAGGTCCAGCTTCACTTGCTATTGGGTATTATGCTGGTGTTACTGCTCAAGGAACAAATTCGACGAGTATAGGTTATTATGCTGGTACCTATAGCCAAGGTGCTGGATCAGTTGGTATAGGTTATTATGCCGGTTCTTATAGCCAAGGAACATTCTCAACTGCTATCGGGTATTATGCTGGTTATTATAGCCAAGGAATAGGAGCATATGCTATAGGGTATTATGCTGGTGTTAATACTCAAGGTAATTACGCAATTGGCATAGGTAATCAGTTAAATCTTTTAAATCAATCGCCCAGAGCTATTGCTATCGGCTATTATAATAGTGCTATAACACAAGGAGCCAATTCGATTGCTATAGGCTATTTTAATAGTGGATCTAGTAATCAAGTGGCAAATAGTATTTGTATAAATGCTACAGGGACAGCAATAAGTGTTACAAATTCTGGACTATATATCTCATCTATAAGTTCAACAACAACTGCTTACAACATATTGCGGTATAACGCAAATCAGATACAATATACTACTAAAACATTTATTATAGATCATCCAACTATCGCTAAAAATGATAGATATTTAGTTCATGCTTGCCTAGAAGGACCAGAAGCTGGGGTGTTTTATAGAGGTAAAGGAGAGATAACAAATAATTATTCTACCACTATTATCTTACCCGATTATGTAACAGATTTAGCAACAGATTTAAATATTCAAGTAACATCAGTTTATAATGGAACAGATATTCAAACACATATCGTATCAGAGGTCGAAGATAATAAATTTAATGTCTATGGTCTAAATGGAAGATTTCATTGGATAGTTCATGGAAAACGGGGTGATATTGATGTAGAACCATTAAAATCTGAATCAACTATCAATGGTTCAGGACCTTATAGATATCTAATATCTAATATTAAGTCTAAGTAAGAGCCGAATTCTCGGCGTTTAATCAATCACAAAAGTATAAAACGCGGCACTATGTGGGTATAAATGAGTTAAACCGCAATGTTACTTTGCTCATTGGCTACGTAGTCAATGCGCAAAGGTGTAGAAAATATATGTTGTAAAAATATTTAGAAAAACTTATTTTTTAATTTTCTCATAAAAATTAGTTATTATAAATATGTGTTATTATAAATATGTCTTATTATAATAATGATTTTATAGCAATCAATATAATTTATTGGTTGTATTAGCTTTTAGGTTAAATCATGATATGTTATACAGAATATTATATTATATTATATTATATTATGTATCAACATTATTCATCTCGTAATCAAAAATGTAATACCTCGTCAGATAGTTACGGACCTCCTGGTCCTGCCGGGCCTGTAGGTCCACGTGGAAGCACTGGTGCTCAAGGATCAGCTGGTGCTCAAGGTCCAACAGGAGCTCAGGGTTTAACCGGTGCCCAAGGTTCGACAGGCGAACAAGGATCGAGGGGCGCACAAGGATTAACTGGGGTTCAAGGAATTACAGGGAGTTATGGTATTACTGGTGTTCAAGGTGCCACTGGTGCTCAAGCAACCACTGGACCACAAGGAGCTACTGGAGCACAAGGGTCGACAGGTGCACCAGGCGAAACAGGTGCTCAGGGTTATACCGGCACGCCAGGCTATACTGGTATACAAGGTATTACAGGCGCTCAAGGCAATACTGGCATACAAGGAATTACCGGCTCCCAAGGTATTACTGGTGCTCAAGGTAATACAGGCATTCAAGGTTCCACAGGAACTCAAGGTATAACTGGTGCTCGAGGTAATACAGGCATTCAAGGTTCCACTGGAACCCTAGGTATAACTGGTGCCCAAGGATTTACCGGAACACAAGGAGCTACTGGAGCACAAGGCTTTACCGGAACCGAAGGATCTACTGGTGCTCAAGGATTTACTGGAACTCAGGGAAATACTGGTGCTCAAGGATTTACCGGAACACAAGGTTCTACTGGCACCCAAGGCTTTACTGGCACCCAAGGTTCTACTGGTGTTCAAGGTTCTACTGGCACACAAGGCTCAACCGGAACCCAAGGATATACTGGTGCTCAAGGATTTACCGGAACTCAAGGTTATACTGGGGCACAAGGAAATACAGGAACACAAGGATCCACAGGTACTCAAGGTTCTACTGGCACCCAAGGTTTTACTGGCACTCAAGGCAATACCGGAGCTCAAGGTTATACTGGTACTCAGGGATATACCGGTATAATAGGCTTTACTGGAGCTCAAGGTTCTACTGGCACACAGGGAAATACTGGCACGCAGGGAAATACTGGCACGCAGGGAAATACTGGATCACAAGGTTCTACCGGCACTCAGGGCAATACAGGCGTTCAAGGTAATACGGGGGCACAGGGTAATACTGGTGGTGCACAGGGTAATACTGGAGCCCAAGGTTATACTGGCACTCAAGGAAATACAGGTGCTTTAGGCACAATTGGTCCACAAGGTCTCGGTGTAGGTGGTGCAACAGGAAGTCGGGGTAATACTGGTTCACAAGGTGCTACTGGTTCACAAGGCAATACGGGTTCACAAGGCAATACGGGTTCTCAAGGTGCTACTGGTTCTCAAGGTGCTACTGGTTCTCAAGGCGCAACTGGTAACACTGGATCTACGGGTTCTCAAGGTGCTACTGGTTCTCAAGGCAATACGGGTTCACAAGGCAATACGGGTTCTCAAGGCGCGACTGGTTCTCAAGGTGCTACTGGTTCTCAAGGTGCGACTGGTTCTCAAGGTGCTACTGGTTCTCAAGGTGCTACTGGTTCTCAAGGAAATACAGGTTCTCAAGGAAATACTGGTTCTCAGGGCGCAACAGGATCGCAAGGCGCAACAGGTTCTCAAGGATCAACAGGTTCTCAAGGCTCAACAGGTTCTCAAGGTGCTACTGGTTCTCAAGGAGCGACAGGTTCTCAAGGTGCTACTGGATCACAAGGAGCAACCGGATCGCAAGGATCGACTGGTCCTCAAGGCTCAACAGGTTCTCAAGGCATAACTGGTTCTCAAGGTGCTACTGGTTCTCAAGGAAAAACGGGTTCTCAAGGCGCAACAGGTTCTCAAGGTGCTACTGGATCTCAAGGAAATACTGGTTCTCAGGGCGCAACTGGTTCTCAGGGCGCAACTGGTTCTCAAGGTGCTACTGGTTCTCAAGGAAATACGGGTTCTCAAGGAAATACTGGTTCTCAGGGCGCAACAGGATCGCAAGGCGCAACAGGATCGCAGGGGTCAACAGGATCGCAAGGAACAACTGGTTCTCAAGGTGCTACTGGTTCTCAAGGCTCAACAGGAAGTCAAGGTGCTACTGGTTCTCAAGGTGCTACTGGTAACACCGGAAATACGGGTTCTCAAGGTGCTACTGGTTCTCAAGGTAATACCGGGTCTCCGGGTGCAACAGGATCACAAGGCAATACAGGTTCTCAAGGCACAACTGGCTCACAAGGCGCAACAGGATCGCAAGGTGCGACTGGATCACAGGGTGCAACAGGATCACAAGGAAATACTGGCTCGCAAGGCGCAACTGGTTCGCAAGGTGCAACTGGTTCACAAGGAAATACTGGCGCTCAAGGCAGCACGGGTTCTCAGGGCGAAACTGGTTCTCAGGGTGCAACTGGTTCTCAAGGTGCTACTGGTTCTCAAGGTGCTACTGGTTCGCAAGGAGAAACTGGCTCGCAAGGTGCTACTGGTTCTCAAGGTGCTACTGGTTCTCAAGGAAATACAGGTTCTCAAGGAAATACCGGTTCGCAAGGCGCGACAGGTTCTCAAGGTAATACTGGATCGCAAGGCGCAACAGGTTCGCAAGGCAATACCGGAACACAAGGCGCAACAGGTTCTCAAGGTGAGACAGGTTCTCAAGGAGCTACTGGTTCTCAAGGCTTTTCGCCACCCGGTGCAACCGGTAACACTGGATCTACAGGAGCACAGGGATCGACTGGATCACAGGGAGCGACTGGAGTACAATCTATGGGTGCTACAGGTTCAGTTGGTTATACTGGACTTACTGGATCTCAAGGAAATACTGGAGCACAAGGATTTACCGGTATTGGGGCAACTGGTAGTATAGGATCGACTGGTGATACTATTGGGACTACTGGAGCACAAGGATATACTGGTATAGGGTTGACTGGTAGTGTAGGATCGACAGGAAATACAGGTTTACCTGGTAATACTGGATCGACCGGGTCTCAAGGAAATACTGGATCACAAGGATCTACTGGTGCTACAGGGTATAGTGCTCCAGGAAAAATTGGTGCTACTGGTGGAGCTACGGGTGCACAAGGAGCGCCAGCAGGCGGTGGACCAGCTACAGCAGGACCGGGATCTTATTTATATTCTATCCCTGGATATTGGGTAACAGGATCAACCAATGTATCATTAGGAGAAAATTCGGGTACTCTGGGGTCATTCGGTGTTTCTGTAGGAAATTATGCTGGTCAAACTTATCAAGGTGCATATGCTGTAGCCATTGGTTCTAATGCTGGTCAAAATACTCAAGGGCAATATGCTGTTGCTGTTGGTTATTATGCTGGTCAAAATACCCAAGGCCAATATGCTGTTGCTGTTGGCAATATGGCTGGTCTAAATACTCAGGGTGAATATGCTGTTGCTATTGGTTACTATGCTGGTGCTATTACTCAAGGACAATACGCTGTGGCTATGGGTTATTATGCTGGCGCATATACTCAAGGTCAATACGCAGTTGCTTATGGTTACTACGCAGGTGTTAATACTCAAGGGCAGTACGCAATTGCTGTTGGTTATTACGCTGGAACTAATACTCAAGGAGAATATGCTGTTGCTGTAGGTTCTTATGCTGGTGCTTATACACAGGGTCAATACGCAATTGCTGTTGGTTACTATGCTGGTGCTAATACACAGGGATCATACGCAGTGGCTATGGGTTACTATGCTGGTGCTAATACACAAGGACAAAACGCTGTGGCTATGGGTTACTATGCTGGAACTAATACTCAAGGACAATACGCGTTGGCTCTTGGTTACTATGCGGGTGCTAATACACAGGGACCATATGCTGTGGCTATTGGTTATTATTCAGGCGCTTATTCACAAGCGACGAATGCCATTGCCATAGGCACCAATTCGGGGTTAACTAATCAAGGGCAAAATGCCATTGCTATAGGCACTAGTGCTGGTCAAACTAATCAAGGAAATAATGCCATTGCCATAGGCAATCTGTCTGCTCCTTCCAGCCAAACCGCAAATAGTATATGTATAAATGCGTCTGGATCAGCATTGAATACTACAAGTTCTGGTCTGTATATTTCACCTATACTGGCATTAGGGGCAGCTGGCACTAATTATTTACAATATAATACAAGCACATTTGAAGTAAATTCTAATTCTGGCAAAACATTTATTATAGATCACCCAATCATAACAAAGAGCGACAGATATTTGGTTCATGCTTGTCTTGAAGGACCAGAAGCTGGTGTATTTTATAGAGGTAAAGGAGAAATAACAAATAATTATTCAACCACAATTACTTTGCCAGATTATGTTAATGATTTAGCAACAGATTTAACTATTCAAGTGATTGCTATTTATAACGGAGTAAATGTTCAATCATTTAATATATCCGAAGTTGAAAACAATCAATTTAATATCTATGGACGAAATGGAAGATTTCATTGGATAGTTCATGGAAAACGTTGTGATTTTGATGTAGAACCATTAAAAAATGAAACAAGTGTAAGTGGATCCGGTCCCTATACATATATAGTGCCAACATAAGGAAATATATCCTTGAATATTGTGAAGCTCTTTGTTTATATTTTTTTATAAATATCATATGTAATCCAATATCAGTTGTGGGAACAAATATAACAATGATTGTTATATTAGATTATGAAGAATAATACCATGATATGAAGTATAGAGAAAATAATTCATATTATTATATTATATTAATATATATTATGCCTAATAGAAAATTTAGTAGATGTGCTATCCCAGGTCCTCATGGACCTATTGGGTTGCCCGGGTGTCCTGGAAATACAGGCACACAAGGACCCAGTAGTAATACACCGGGTTCAGAAGGAATGCAAGGGCCAGCGGGCGCTCCTGGAATTAATGGTTCTCAAGGATTTACTGGCCCACAAGGAATTACAGGAATGCAAGGTAATCCTAGTGATCAAGGATTTACAGGTGCTCAAGGTGCTACAGGTATACAAAGTGTGGGTGCTCAAGGTGCTGTAGGACCAGGAACTACTGGAACGCCAGGGGAAACAGGGAGACAAGGTAATACTGGGTCTCAAGGCAACACGGGTACACTAGGAAATACCGGTGCACAAGGCAATACAGGCATACAAGGATCTACTGGCACTCTAGGATATACTGGTACTACTGGGTCTAATGGATATACAGGTTCTACCGGCACTCAAGGTTCTACTGGTTCTCAAGGTGTAACAGGTTCACAAGGCAACACCGGCACACAAGGTAACACTGGAGCCCAAGGTAATACTGGATCTCAGGGCAACACTGGCGCACAAGGCAACACCGGCACACAAGGTAACACTGGAGCTCAAGGTAACACTGGAGCTCAAGGTAACACTGGAGCTCAAGGCAATACTGGTACACAAGGCAACACTGGTGCACAAGGCAACACTGGTGCACAAGGAACTACTGGCACACAAGGCAATACTGGCACACAAGGCAACACTGGCACACAAGGCAATACTGGGGCACAAGGCAACACCGGGGCACAAGGCAACACTGGTCCACAAGGTAACACTGGCACACAAGGCAACACTGGCACACAAGGCAATACTGGGGCACAAGGCAACACCGGGGCACAAGGCAACACTGGCCCGCAAGGCAATACTGGCCCGCAAGGTAATACTGGTTCACAAGGATACACTGGCGCAACAGGCTCGCAAGGCAATACCGGCGCACAAGGATATACTGGCACTCAGGGCTCAACAGGCACACAAGGCTCAACTGGAACTCAAGGATTTACCGGAACTCAAGGTTCTACTGGTTCCCAGGGTTATACTGGTGTCCAAGGAGTTACGGGTGAAATAGGTTCTACTGGCGCACAAGGGTTTACTGGAACACAGGGAGTCACAGGTCTTCAAGGATCCACTGGTATTAATGGTTTTACTGGTTCTCAAGGTGCTACTGGTTCTCAAGGTTCTACTGGTTCACAAGGGTTTACCGGAACACAAGGAGCTACAGGTGCACAAGGATATACAGGTTCCCAAGGAATTACCGGTGTTCAAGGAGCTACTGGTATAATAGGTGCACAAGGAATTACCGGTTCCCAAGGAGTTACTGGTTCACAAGGATCTACAGGTTCCCAAGGAGCTACTGGTTCACAAGGAGCTACTGGTTCCCAAGGAGTTACAGGCACCCAAGGATATACAGGCATCCAAGGAGCTACTGGAACTCAAGGAACTACGGGCACTCAAGGAGCTACTGGCACACAAGGATATACGGGATCTACAGGTTCCCAAGGATCTACTGGAACTCAGGGAGCTACAGGTACCCAAGGAGCTACAGGTGTCCAAGGAGTTACTGGCGTCCAAGGCACAACAGGCGCACAAGGATTTACTGGTGTAACTGGCACCCAAGGGGCTACCGGCACTCAAGGCACAACAGGTGCACAAGGATTTACTGGTGTAACTGGCACCCAAGGAGCTACCGGCACTCAAGGATATACTGGCGCTCAAGGATATACTGGCACCCAAGGCGCAACAGGCGCACAAGGATATACAGGAGCTACAGGCACCCAAGGCACGACAGGAACACAAGGATATACTGGAGCTACCGGTGCCCAAGGAGCTACTGGCACACAAGGCAATACAGGCACCCAAGGATATACAGGGGCTACCGGTACCCAAGGATCTACTGGAACCCAGGGATATACAGGTACCCAAGGATCCACTGGCACCCAAGGATCTACAGGATCACTAGGTTATACAGGTTCTACTGGTTCACAAGGAGCTACCGGATCTCAAGGTACAACAGGTTCTCAAGGGTTTACAGGAACCCAGGGTTCTACAGGTTCTCAAGGAACTACTGGATCACAAGGGTATACAGGATCTACAGGCACCCAAGGAGTTACGGGCGCCCAAGGATCTACAGGAGCTACAGGTGCCCAAGGATATACTGGCACTCAAGGATATACTGGCAGTCAAGGATATACTGGATCTCAAGTATATACTGGATCACAAGGTTATACAGGTTCTACAGGTTCACAAGGAGCTACAGGTGCTCAAGGGTTCACTGGTACCAAAGGAAATACAGGCGCACAAGGTTATACAGGTTCTACAGGTTCACAAGGAGCTACGGGTGCTCAAGGATTCACTGGTCTAACTGGCACTCAAGGAATGACTGGAACTCAAGGTTCAACTGGACCACAGGGTAATACCGGTGCTACCGGTTCACAAGGTAATACTGGATCTCAAGGTGAAACGGGCGTAACCGGCGCTCAAGGATTTACTGGTAGCACAGGAGCTACAGGTGTCCAAGGTTATACAGGTTCTATAGGAGCACAAGGAATGACTGGAACTATAGGTATAACTGGATCACAGGGGGCTACTGGTGCTACTGGTTCACAAGGTAATACTGGATCTCAAGGAGCACCAGGTCTAACCGGCGCTCAAGGATTTACTGGTAGCACAGGTGCTACAGGTGCCCAAGGTTATACTGGTTCTATAGGTGCTCCAGGCCAAACAGGTATAACAGGTGCCCAAGGATCCACTGGTAGCACAGGATATACCGGTGCCCAAGGGGCCACAGGTAAAGGAGCTACCGGTGCCCAAGGGGCTACAGGTACCCAAGGAACTACTGGAGCACAAGGAGTTACTGGAGCCCAAGGAGCTACTGGAGCACAAGGAGCTCCAGGAACACAAGGTGCCACAGGTACCCAAGGTAGAACAGGTGCTACAGGTGCTACAGGTGCCCAAGGAGCTACTGGCTCAATTACCAATCTTGGTATCCCTACAGCTTATGGTGATACATTATATAGTAACACAACATCTACCTGGAGTACCGCGACCACTAATGTGATCATTGGTAGTGAATCCGGACGTTATGTTCAAGGCACTGGAGCAATTGCTATTGGTGATAATTGCGCTGTTACTAATCAAGGCGCATACGCAATTGCTATGGGTTCTGGCTCTGGTAGAACTAATCAAGGTGCTTATTCAATTGCTATGGGAGAATCATGTGCTGTCCTCAATATGGGTGTAAACGCGATTAACATTGGTGGGTTAAACAATTGTACTAATCAAGGCGCTAATTCTATTATATTATCGGTTAGCACTACCCAGGCTTCGGTAGGCTCAATTAATATTACAATGATCGGTAGCGGAGGAGCGGGAGCATATTCGATTTCTCATGGCAACCAATCTACTTATACAAACCAAGGGAAATGTGCAATTGCCATAGGCGGGGGTGCGGGGCATAATTACCAAGGAGACCACGCAATCAATATGGCTTATAGTTATAGTGGTGTATCGCAAGGACAATACGCAATTAATATGGTATCGTTTAATTCTGGTTTTAATTCTCAAGGATTAGCTGCAATTGCTCTGGGAGGATATGCTGGTTATACCAATCAAGGAATAGGAGCAATTGCTATTGGTAATAACGCAGGTTATACCAATCAAGGAATAGGAGCAATTGCTATTGGTTATTACGCCGGTAATACTACTCAAGGATCAATATCAATTGCTATGGGTTATTTTGCCGGCTATACCAATCAAGGATCAAGTTCTATTGCTATAGGTTATTATGCTGGCAGTACCTTAGGTGCAAATGCTATTGCTATAGGGTATTTTACTGGTCGTACAAATCAAGGAGCAAATTCAATTGCTATAGGTTATTATGCTAATGCTGCAAGTCAAGTTGCGAATAGTATTTGTATAAATGCTACTGGATCACCAATAAATGCCTCAGCTGCTGGTCTATTTATAGCGCCTATACTTGCGACAACATCTTCATCAAATGCTTTGGTATATAATACAGCCACTTCTGAGGTATTTTACAGCACATTGAAATCATTCGTTATAGATCATCCAACAAATACAAAAAAGAATAGATATTTAGTTCATGCTTGTTTAGAAGGGCCGGAATCCGGTGTATTTTATAGAGGTAGAGGTGAGATAACAAATAATTATTCAACCACCATTACTTTGCCGGATTATGTAGAAGATTTGGCCATGGAATTTACTATTAAAGTAACAGCTATTTATAACGGAATAGGCACCCCCATATTTAATGTTTCTGAAGTTGAGAACAAACAATTTAATGTCTACGGCCAAAATGGAAAATTTTATTGGATAGTTCATGGAAAACGAGGTGATATTGATGTAGAACCATTAAAATCTAAAACAAATGTAGGTGGATCAGGTCCTTATAAATATGTAATACCTAAATAATTTTTCATTAGAACACTTTACGCGTATTAGATTATTTGAATTATAATATTTTTACAATTCAAAGTTTATTGAATTTCGTTCTTTTCAATGATAGAGTATGTAATATTTTCTCTTTGACGTGCTATTTCTTTTGTTTGTATGGGTTGTGATAATCTCATAGCTGGATCAACAGGCATTATATAGTTTTGTAAAAAATCTATAGCTCTATCTTTCCACGAATGTGTTAAAGCCCATTCATAATTTTTTTGTATTAATTCATTACCTAATAAAGGATTATCCAAATATTCACATATTTTATTAAACGCACTACTTTTCCATTCATCAGTCATAGCATCTCCTGGAATAACTACTCCTCTGTCTCCAATTGTATCCTCTAATCCAGCCAAATTATTGGAAATAACAAGAGTTTTTGTTAACGCCGCTTCTAACGCAGTAAGACAAAATGTCTCCATAAATTTACATGGATAAAACCATATTTGCGAAGATTTCCAAAAATTTGCCAATGTTTTTTTATCAACCCATCCATGATTAATAATACTATTAGCATATATTTTGTTATATATATCCAACAATGCTTTAATTTCTTTTAATTCGCTGGGGAAATTCATATTTGCCCATTCATTATTAACATCTGTAAAAATATTTAATACCGATTGAGGATATTTTTTTATGATTTTAGGCCACATTTTCAATACTATTATTAAACCACGATTTGGAAAAGAAGAATAAATAAAAGAATAAGGTTTTTTTTTAATTAGATTTTTATCATCTAAAAAATTTGTAAAATCTATTCCATAATGCAAAGTATGAACGACACTAGTAAATTGTGGAAAACTTTGTAAAAATAATGATTTATGCCATTCACTTAAACAAAATATATTTTTAATTTTTGGATGCACTGGTATAATATTTCCACTAAGACGCACATCATGTGATATAACATGTATATTTTCAACATGACTATTAATTGTAACAGGAATATATTCAGAAAAACGACTAATTACACAATGTAGAACTTTATTTTTAGAAATAAATGGTAAATAGTCCGATAATTTAATATATTTTACACCTTCAAAAACTTCATCTTCTTCACAATTACAAAATACGATCACTTGAAAATCATTACCAACCAGTTGGTTCACATATCTTGCCATTTCAATAGCCCATGTTTCAGAACCTCCAACACCGGCAGTTAAAATACTTTTACCAGACCATTTTGTAAATCCACCATCAATAACAAAACAGAAAATAGATTTTGTATGAATTATTGGTTCACTCTTGTGTGAAGGTATGTTACATAACAATACATAAATTTTATGCCAATCTAACATATAATTATATGTTTCATCATTAGGAGTATTATGTTGTAAATATAGTGTAGTGCTTTCTAGTCCTAGCACATAATCCTTATATGTATAGCATAAATCTCCCAAATATAAAGGAGTAAATTTATATGATAAAGATGGCTTTAAACTTTGTTGCTTGGAATAAGGAAATCCTATTTTGAATGCTTTTTTAAAATAATCAAAAGCAGCAGCTAAATCGCCCTGCATATGATATGAAACACCCATAAAATAATTTCCTTCAGGACGTGTTGGTTGCCAATCATTACATAAATGAAAATATTTTTCATAATCTTTAAAAGGTTTATTTAAATTATGGACGGATATTTTGGCAAATTCAAATAATGCATCAAATTTTTCTTCGTCAAAACCTTCGACACTATGAAATGCTCTTTTATAATAATATTCTGCCGCCTTTTCATAGTTTGGGCACAATCTATATGTTTGAGCTAAATAATACAAATGCCTCGGATTATCTGGTTCTTCCTCAATCATTTCAAATAAACATTTAAAATCATATTCTTTTCTTTTTGTCGATCTTTCCATCATATAATCATTTGATAAATCATTAATAAAACAAATATTATTTAGAATGCCCATATTGTTATTATTATTATCATTAATAATTTCATGTACTTTATAAATATATCTCCATTTTTCTTGACTTTTTGTAATTCTAGTTGAATAATATTCTACATCATGGCTTTTTATAAATATGCTATATGAATTACCAAATTGATCACTGCGAATGATATTTAAAAATTCAATCAATTTACCAGCGTCATTGACGCAATATGTATCATCTAACATAAAATTAAATTTACACGACGTTCCTGCCAAATCCAAACATCTATTTCTACTCTCTCTGAAATTAATAAATGGTTCTTGATATAATTCGCCCTTTTTCTTTCCTACTAAAACTCGTTTAATCATATCGATGGTTCCATCAGTGCTTCCCGTATCTAAAATAGTCCATCTATCAATAATATCCAAATTCGCAATGAGCATTTGTTCAAATAAGGGTCCTCCATCTTTTACCATCACACATAAATGAATTAAATTATCATAATTCAACAATTTACATTTATTGTTTGTCCCCTTTTCCGATATCATGTTTTTAACAAAAAAATGGAAATGTTGATAAAAAATGTTAGTGTAATCACTAGGCACATATAAAATTAAATCGCTATTTGTTAATTGATAATAATTATCATACAATGCTGCTATAACCTTACTAAACGTGCTCAATATTATTGGTAAGTTTGTTTTGTCAATTATTTTCATATCAATTTCTTTTGAATCAAAAGAAAATATTATATCGCGTTTGCTTTGACTAAATAACCATGAAATATTTTCAATGCCATGTGTCTCAATATTTTTTAAAGTATTCGCCTTATGATCATTTGAAACATTTAATAAAACAATGTTATTAAAAGCTTTTGAACATTTTATAGGAATATATCCGCCATGGCTCGTGCCAAAAAAAATACAAGAATTAATAGATAGAACACTTAATTCATTAAGTAATGAAACTATTCTTTCAAATAAAGCCAATTCAGAAACCAATTTAAGATTAAAATATTCTTTGTGTACGATTTCTGTGAATTCATTTTCATTAACTTGAAATACTTCATGATTTATTGTTTTCTCACAACTACCATGTGCCATAAAATATATAATACTATTATTTATATATTTAAATTTATTTACAATAAAATATATAAATAGCAAACTCGTCAATTAATATTCGGGTGCGTGTTTCTTAAATAGACATCCCTGCGCAGTCAACCCTTTAACATCAGCAGTAACTATACTCGGGTTCTGATTTGTACATGTAGACATCCAAATTTTAATAATACAGAAATTTTTCTTAGGTGAAATAGTAATACCGGTTACATTAGAAACAAATGATGCCTGTGTGCTGATAGAGCCGCCTACCAGAGCAAAACTAATATCACGCCATACTTCGTAGACATTTTTATTGGCAATTTTATAGGAAAAACACCCACCATTTCTATTTTTAGGATCCTCCCAAATTGGTTTAATACCTTCTCGCATAATAAATAGCATACAATTTTTAACTAGAACTTCGGGTAATGTCTCAGTAATCGCAATTGCGCCTTCAACAGATTCTATATTATAGATTTTCTTATAACTATCAATAGACCAGTCGATGTCGTGAGGTAAATGAGCCCACATCGTCCATTTATCGGCTAACCTGTGTATTTTTTCCTCAACTTGTTGCTGCTGCATTGTTCCTATAGCTTGTGAAGTATCCATAATATAATATAATATATCAATTTTTTTATATTCTTTTATATAATTATATTTATATCTTTATAGATTGGTAATTCTGTAGAAATATTGCGAATAGTAATATATTCACTTCCTTCACTATTGTCGCTTCCTGTTGATTCATCCACTATATTTGTTGATTCATCGACTAATTCATCGACTAATTCATCGACTGATTCATCGATTATATTTGTTGGTTCATCGACTGATTTATTTATAGTATAAGTGCCCTCTTGTAGAACTAAATCATCTGATTCGCATAAACTTACCATATTTACATCATGATCTATAATATTCATAACATATTTAACATTATCACTAGTATATGTTAAGCCATGCTGTGATTGTAATAAGTAACAGACAACCAAACTATTAAATTTATTACCTACTACATAAAAACTATCCAATTGTATTTTGTATGTGCTATCATTCTCAATCACTATATTTACAGAAATAAATGAATATTTACATTGAACATATTGATAATTTGTTGGGCTCCAAAAATAAATAATTTTATTCAACTTTTCGGAGGTGCTATAATGAGAATAAATACAAAAATCGGCTACTTCTAATTCTAATAGTGGTTCTGCTAAAAAAGCCTCTTTTTTTGTAGATAAAACAACTTTATTATCTTTAATAATTTCAATATTGTTTGTATTACGCAATTTATAATTCTCTAATATAGACGCAAGAGGCGGATACTTTTTCATATTATCAATGACCTTATTAGTATACATCTCGCCCCTACTATAAATTAAAATGGCATTATATGATAGTGAAAATATCAAAGTTTGATAATAAATGGGACAAAAATGGGACATAAATAGATGAAAACACATTCCATACGAAATTAGATTATAGGGTATCTTTATAAACATGTTATGATATAGTTAATAATAAATAAATTTTTAAATTGTTTATTTATTATTATAACTAACTAACTCGCATATTCTGGTGAACTTGAATATGTTGGGACTGCTGGCTCGGTAGGGACGGAACTACTAGCACTTACCTGTGGATTTGTATCAATGACTATTATTTTGTTCTGATAAGGTGTGGGAACAAAAGTTACTTGCTTCGCACTTGTACTACTGGAACTAGTAGGGGGGTTACATGAATAATTAAGTGTTCCTGTAGCAGCATCTAATCCGAATATATATAATAACATGGTTACTATCACAGACATTAATATGAATGGTATAAAAACTATGATCCAAGATATAATTCCCATACCTTCTTCACATAAAGCATTTAATAAAAGAGTAACCATAACCATTATTATAAATTTAAAGAACGCGGTATTGTAAAGTCCCTTAAATGTATCTATAATTATTTGTGTAATAGAAAATACTAAATATATTAAGGCTGGAGGACATAACTTAAACATTACTTATATTACGATGAGAAAAAAGGTTCGCCGTCTTTTAGATAACCAACTTGATCGCCTGGTTCGCCTTGCTTATCTACCGCATAAATGATGCCGTTTTCTTCATCTGTAGTAAAATAGGTAACGTCATCAATATCAATTTCAAATACTTCGGCTTCTTCTGCTTCTTCTTCTTCTTCTGCTTCTTCTTCTTCTGCTTCTTCTTCTTCTTCTTCTGCTTCTTCTTCTTCTTCCTCCTCATTCTCAGTTTCTACATCTGCTTCACCCGCTTCGCTTGCAACTTCTTCTTCTTCTTCTTCTTCTTCACCCGCTTCGCTTGCAACTTCTTCTTCTTCTTCTTCTTCTTCTTCACCCGCTTTGCTTGCAACTTCTACTTCTTCTTCTTCACCCGCTTCGCTTGCAACTTCTTCTTCTTCTTCTTCTTCACCCGCTTTGCTTGCAACTTCTACTTCTTCTTCTTCACCCGCTTCTTCTTCTTCTTCTTCTTCTTCTTCTTCACCCGCTTTGCTTGCAACTTCTTCTTCTTCTTCTTCACCCGCTTCTTCTTCTTCTTCTACCTCTTCTGTCTCCTCAGTCTCTTCTTCTTCTTCTACTTCTTCTGTCACCTCCTTGCTTACAATATAAACGCGTTTATTTGTCAAAGACGAGTCAGTTTGTGACAAAATTTGTTCAAATGTATACTCATTATCAGTCACAGACTCTTCAATATGTAAAGAAATATTTTCTTTTTTATTACATCTATCCATCTTTTCAATCTTAATTTCAACATTACTATAATTATTTAGCCCATAAATTTGTTTAATATTTTCCAATTCATTCTTATAAAATTCCATTTCCATTTTACATTTATCCAATTCACTTGTTAAATGACGTAACGTAAAGTCATATAACAATTTATCCAACCCCGTTTGAACTACCTTTTGAACATCATTCAAAATTGGTTGAATATTAATTTTTGTATAAGTCATTTGTTTTTCTGTCTGCATTGATAATTATATTAATAAATATTGTTTAAATAGATTTAAAAAATATTTTATGGATATAGGTATAAACTATGGACAAGACTATGGACAACGATAAGGACAAGGACAAGGACAATGACAAGAAGACAGAAGATATTGAAAAAATCCAAATGATTATGCGCCAAACAGATTATGATGAGAGAAAAATCAATGAAAAGCTTATAGAGTTTAATGGCGATCCTATAAAAGTAATTAAAGATTTTATGGGAATCGCTGAAAAAAAGGCACCACCCATTAAATCTTTGAATCAAGAAATTTATAAACAAATTAGGACTAAATTAGACGCATCTATACAAAAATTCAACCAAGAACAAGATGAGAAGCTGGCAAAAGAAATTGAAAGCAACAATGCCGTTCTGTAATATAATGTTTACATCGCCTTGTGTAAATATGATATATTGTGATATGTTATGATATGTTATGATATTTTCTATGTAGAAGCAATACCAAACTTTTCATTCAAAATATTATTTTTCGTTTGTGCTTTTTTCTGTAATCGTTTTTTCACTTGATAATTATTAGAAGGAATAATTTTATTATTAATTATAAACTCGTCATTATCCTCATGAAACTCCGGTAAAATTCGGGTAAGTGGTTTATCAACTATTAAAAATAAACGTTCACTTCTTAATAGCGTTCTATATTCCTGAATAGTTAAATTTCCATAATATCTTTCAAGCATGTAAAAAGGATTCGGTGCCGGTTTAATATTTTTCTTATAATCGTATATCTTTGAATAAATATGATTCAACAAATAATAACGTTCAAATTTAGTAGAACTATCAATATTTTCTTCCATTAAATGTGCAGTTGCGCATTCGGGGCTACAAAAACATCCATAGACATGGTAAGAATTCTTTATAAAATGTTTTGGAATGTAAATGGGTGGATTATCAAAATCATGAGAACACCAAAAGCATGCGGATTTCTTATCCGAAATATTGTTTATGTGTAAATTGTGTTCTAATATTTTAAGTTTACGCCATATATCCTTTGATTCAATATCTTCACAACAAACAGCTTCATTATTTGCCAAATTTACTGACTCATTTAAAAAATTGTCTGGATTAGTTATAATTTCATAGGATAATTCGTTTTTGGAACAAGAAAAATTAAACGATTCTATTTTTGGATCATTAAAATTAGAATTAAAATCAGAATTATATTCGGACGATAATTGTAAATCTTTCAGGGAACATTTCAAATGTAAAATGATGTTCGGCTTAGTCTCCTTTTGTAAATTAATATTAGTATTTTGTAAAATAATTTTTCCTCCTTTTGGTTTCCTTCCTCTTTTTTTTAATCCTGGTTTAACTATATTTTCATTTTCTTCTTCTCCTTCTTCCTTCTTTTCTTCACCCTCATTTTCTTCTACATGTTGTCCTTCGTCTAATTTATTTTGCCCTTTATCTAATTTATTTTGCCCTTTATCTAATTTATTTTGTCCTTCATCTACTTTTTGTCCTTCATCTACTTTTTGTCCTTCATCTACTTTTTGTCCTTCATCTACTTTTTGTCCTTCATCTACTTTTTGTCCTTCATCTACTTTTTGTCCTTCTACTACTTGATTTTTTTTATTTTTTACGACACGTGGTTTTTTTGTTATATCATTATTATTATGTGAAACTATAACATTTTGTCCGTCGATAGCTAATGCGTTAGCAGCAACCATTGCCGCTAAAATCTCTTTCTTAGAACGACGACCTCTTTTAACTTTAATCAGACCATTATTATCAATTTGATTTGTCATTGTATTTATACATATCAAAATTTGAATTTAAATGGTTTTATTATATATTTTGTTCATAACATTTTCTACAAACAGGAATATAGTTATCCGAACCAATCAACATTTGTTGTGTTTCCTTTGTTAATCGATGAGAGAAAATGCCAGGCGTTCCATCACGACACATTGAACACAATGCGGTTAATTTTGTCACTTTATCGCAAATAGGAATCAAATCAAGTATTTGACCAAAACGTTTTCTCTCGAAATCGCCATCCAGGCCAGATACGTAAACCATTTTATTTTTTTTCAACATATCAATTACGCAACTATATAAATCGTCGAAAAATTGCCCTTCATTAATTAATACGACTTCAACATTAGTCAATTTTGGCATTACATCTGTTATTCTCTCTGTTTGAATACAAGGAATCATAATTTTATCATGTGAAGATAACATACTCTCATGATATCTATTATCAGCACAATGATTAATTATTTCTACAGAAATATTACAAAATTTAAATTGTTTATATAATTCTTGTAATTTGGATGTTTTACCACTGAACATAGGGCCGACAAATATCTCCAAATAGCTGCATGGTGTTGTTACTGCTGCCGTTGACGACATTTTCCCTTGTTTAATATCCATTATATATCGATAATAATTTATATTTCAATTGTTTTACTAAATAATATTTTATGGCTTTTCTAATTTTTGTAATAGTGGGTCTATAAACATATGTGATACACCATTAACTAAACTATAATAGTAAAAATTATCATTACCTTCATTATGTATATGATGTTTTTCATGCTCCTTGCCATTTAAAATTATATTATTATCTTGTAAATATGTAATAAATGAATTATCTAATAAATTATGATTTCTTTCGTGTGCCCATTTATGAAAATAACCAGACATCAGTCCTAATAAACATATACAAATAAAAAATCCGACATAAAACGATGATTGTAAAGCATTTTTATTTATGATAAAATGATAAACGCATAATACAAATAATGTTGGTAAAAATATAGGATATGATATCATAACAAGTTCCACATTATTCAAATATGAATAATTTAAGGTGTTTATATGATGAGTATCTATTATTGATTTTTTGTCTTCATCATTCAATAATGACTCATAATAATCAGAATGCATAAATAAATGTATAAAATATGAAACCATGTCGATATAAATCCATCCTAAAAATCCACCAAATAATAAATATAATATGTTAAATTTTTTGAATCTAATGTTCAATAAAGTGAATATAATCAAAAATCCAGCAATATAGTGTAAAAATATATTATTATAAATAGATTCGCCTACTATAATGGGTTTTCTTTTTTTTAACATTTTATTCAAATTATGACATTGTTTATCGTTTTTTTCACAATCATATTTTTTCATTATATAAATTATTACTTATTTTTTTATTTTTTTGTTTTTTTTGTTTTTTTGTTTTTTTGTTTTTTTGTTTTATTTTTTTTGTTTTTTTTATTTTTTTGTTTTTTATTTTATCAAAGTTTGAATAGTAAAAGGTTTAAATACATCCTATAAAAACTCTATAAATGAATGTCGTAAACAATGAATTTATTCCATTAATGGAAAGATGGCGACCGACCAATTTTGAAAATATAGTTCTAGATCCATTAAACAAAATAATCATGAAAAATATCATTGAAACCTCTTATTTCCCCAATCTGCTTTTTTATGGACCTCCAGGAACAGGTAAAACCACATCCGTCATAAACATTGTAAAAGCATATCAAGAAAAAACAAACCAACAACACAATGGTCTTATCATTCATTTGAATGCATCTGACGAACGAGGTATAGATATTATCCGTGTTCAAATAAACCAATTTGTCAATTCCAAGTCTCTCTTCAACAAAGGGATGAAATTCGTCATATTGGATGAGATTGACGCCATGACAAAAAACGCACAACTCGCATTAAGATATTTAATACAGAATTATAGTAGTAGTGTCCGTTTTTGTTTAATATGTAATTATATTAGTCGCATTGATGACGGATTACAAAACGAATGTTTAAAACTCCGTTTTAATCAATTACCCGAACAAGATATTAATAAATTTCTCACAAATATAGTGACTCATGAAAAACTTAATATATCTCAAACCGCAATCTCTCAAATTCAGAAATTATATAAATCCGATATAAGAAGTATGATTAATTTTATACAATTAAACCAGGACAAGGATTTTAATATCATAGACAATACTATCTGGGAAAATCTATATCTTAAATTCACTCAAAGAGAGAAATTAAGTAATTTAATCCAATTTATACAAAATCTAAGTAGAGATTATAACATTGATAAAAAAAATATAATAAAAGATTACTTAAATTATATTATTCGTAATAAACCAACCATAATTACGTCAGCCTTTCTAGAATTCGTTGAAAATATAATGCATTATCAAGAATGCAATAACACGTTTTATATAAATTATGCTCTATCGCGTATAGAATCATTTATTCCTAAAGATGACATATTACCTTTACCCTCATAAAGACTCATTCTCTCATGTAACTTCAACATAAAATCGTTTGGAGGTGAACTTTTCGTAGGGTCAAAAAAATTCTGTTTCAAACTATAATTGTTGCTGGCTTGGCTATTTGCCTTGGGAGATGTAATAAGGGATTTTTGAATAGGAATGATGTTACTTCTTTCATAGATGACGCTAAATTCGGTAGAGGGCATTTATATTCTATATATTTAGAAAATAATTGAAATAAAATAATTTAAAGCGGCATAAAGATATTTACATATAACTATTATGGAAACTGCCATAACTAAAAAAAAGACATCAAACAATACAAAGGCATTAGACGACGAATGGGCTAATTTTATATCTGTAGACTATAATAATTCATCGTCAGATGATGAGGTCGAGATTCCAGACGATGAGAAAAATAAGAGTGGTGAAAGTAAAAGTAAGGACGCAATTAATAATAGCAATGAAGATGTTCCTAAATCAAGTGATATTTACATTTCTACCAAGTCGAAAATTGCGTATTTGGACAGAGAAATCGATTTAAAAAATGTATTTTGGAAAATTCCTGTGATCCCATACGCTACACCTACAAATGGTGTGATAAAAAAACAAATGAAGTTCAATTCGTTCCAACCCGAAGAATTAGAAGAGATAAAGCAAAACTTAAAAACAGAAACATGCTTTGACGAGCAAATAATTACGAGCATTGACAACCCCAATGGTCGTATTAAATTTAAAGATATTAGAAAAGTAAGTATTGGAATTTCAAAGAAAGATATAATGAGTTATAGGTGTAAAAGAAAGAGCGCGTTTTATAATTGTTTTGTCATGATTCTGCGTATTAAAATCCTAGGACAATTTAAAGAATTCCATATTAAGGTTTTCAATACGGGTAAATTGGAAATTCCTGGAATTCAAACAGACCATATATTCGAACAAGTGCTCCTCAATATTATTGAAACGATTCAGCCATTTATAGATGTCAAGGTAGGATATAAACAAATTAGTGACACTGTTCTAATTAATTCGAATTTCAATAGTGGGTTTTATATTAATCGCGAGGCGTTATTTGACATATTAAAATATAGATATAATATTCAATGTATTTACGATCCATGTTCTTATCCGGGAATTCAATGTAAATTTTATTATAATAAAGAACTCGGTGTCGAAGAACAAACGGGTTCACAGATTTCAACAGAAAACAAATCTAATATAATCTCGGTTTCCTTTATGATTTTCAGAACAGGAAGTATCTTAATAGTAGGTATGTGTGATGAAAATGTATTATATACTATTTATGAATTTCTTAAAAAATTATTAATTAAAGAATATTGTAATGTAGGTCAGCGAATAATTACACAAGAGGATAATGTCAATTCAAAGGATAAAAAGAAGAAGATACGTAAGAAAATTATTTTAGTGGATATATAATATCACGTTCTAACCTCACGCTCTAACTACACCCTTAATAAAAGATTCGACTTGTTCACAATATTCATCCAAAGGACCATTTGCGGTTTCAACAAATTGTAATATTGAATTATACTTATTTAACAATTTCGCATTTGTTAATTTATCACTTATTTTTTCTACGCGTTTAATCATTTTTTTAAATACCTCCTTTTTATTTTGTTGTAGAAAATCAAACCCGTCTGTCATATAATTAATTATCGTTTTCAATATCATCACATTTATATTTAAAACCTCCATTTTACCAACTATATCTAAATTAGAAGTAGTAGTCATATTCTTTTTAAATTCATTATTTATTTCATAGATAGTTTTCTTATATACAAAAATCGCAGCATCTCTCGAACTTAATTGTAAGAACGAATGCTGTTCATCAGTAATTTGACCCATGAATTCTATATAAAAATAAAATGATTTTTGACTATGATAATATGCTATATCCACATTTTTTGTATAATATAAAATCATACAGAAGACATGTGTAATTGTATTTAATCCTCGCATTATTACAAATTTGTTATACGAATTATTTTTTATATTTATGCTTTCTATAGCAAAATTCAAATACTCTATTATTACTGAATTATATTTATGTATAATATCTCCTGGTGAATTGGACAAATCTGTTTTATAATTCTCCAAATTATGTAAAGAATGACGCGAATTTATATGTGCTGGCAAATTCATTATAGTTATTAGTTATATATTTTTATATATATATTTATATTTATTTGTAAAAATGTCCAAATACACAAAAAAACAAAAAAACAAAAAAATACACAAAAAAATACACAAAAAAATACACAAAAAAATACACAAAAAAATAAATACAATAAATAAAATAAAGGTTTAAAGACTTTTAAAATTTTTATAATATAAATGTCCGACGATCAAAAGCAAGCACCCGCTTCTGCTACTGGTGGCGCAGCCTCAGAATCTAGTTATAGATTACCTAGCGATGTTACATTAAAGCATGCTGCTAAATTAGCAATCGTGGAAGATAAGCCAATTATGTTAGACTATTGGTCTTCTTCTTTAGATAAAAAGGCGCTTGTCGGGGTTAAGGAAAATGGCGAAAAATTGTTGGTTCGTTCTGAAGAGGAGTATACCTCCACGATCGCAAAGTTTTACAAGAGTGGAACCGAGTATATTATTATTACTGAGAATTCCATTTATATTGTTTCTTCAGATATTCCTACCAGAAAAATTTCATAAATTATACAAATTACATATTTGAGAATATTATTATCCTGTATCAATATATAAATAATGCCGTATGGAAATTTTTATGTTGGAAAAGATGGATTTTTCTATAAAAAGATGACAGGTGGTGGAAATCGTCGTAATTTTTCAATAGGTGCTATTTGTAATCAACCCCAAGATGTGTTCAATAAATATGTTCCAGGCGCAGGAGTAGGTGCGTCTAATATTATGAATAGACGCGCGAAATTAATTCGTGCTACTAGTTGTAATAAAAATCAACAATGTGGCCGTTTTTTCACACAATTAGGTCTTTATCCTCAACTCACACCTTTACATCCTTATGGGACAATAGAAGACGTAACAAGCACAAACACTATCCAATAAAAATTAGTAGTAATTAGTAGTAATTAGTAGTAAGTAGAGAGAAAATATAAAAGGTGTATATAATATATATAATATATTAACATGTCTACAAACCCGACATTGGCAGGTATTTTATTAGGAAATTTATCTAATCCTGACTTAGAGATAAATCTAACTAAAAAAGAGGCCACCTATTTGAAAGAACTAATTGTTGAACATCCAGAAATATTATATAAAATTTTTGTTATAATTACACGTGTTACTAAAGATGATAATTTGAAATTACAGGATATTCCACAATTTATTTTACAGATTTCGGATGTTTTCAAATCGAATGTTTTAGAACATTTGATAGAAAATATAAGTATTTTCAATTTAGTTGAATTTACAACAATTAGTATTTTAGATTCTGGTGTTATTCCTTTACCAGATACAGAATTAGAAATTACTAAAAATTTATTGGATTCGTCATTTGAACTACTGAAAATGAATATAGAAAATGTAGAAAATGTAGAAAATGTAAAGAATGTAAAAAAAGAGCCATATATTTGTTTTTCTCTCTTTCCTGATTTTTGTAATCTCAACAACAAATAAATTCAAACTATACAGAAATTATATTTGGAATCTGAGGTCTTATTTCAACATACATATATCTTCTTTGTTGTCGTCTAAAATACCAATACACATAAAAGCAACCCAATAAACAGAAAGTAATTAGACAACACAAGATAAATCCATATGTCAAAGGGTTAAATTGAATAGATAATAAAATATTTGATAATGTAATATGCGTAATATTACATTATAGAAAATAACAATCACAAATGACGACGATACTATTATGCCAACTTGGGACCATAATAAGAATATTTACTTATTCTTGGACTCGGTCTAAATGGCGGCCATAAATTTCCGTATGTTTGCCATTGAAGAGTATTATAATATGCCTGCGAATCTAGAAAGTCTAAAGGTCCTTGAGCACATTGTGTTTTCTGCGGATACCAAGTCCATTGTGTATTTCCAATTTTATTGGGTGTTCCTGCTTTCAACATTGATAAGCCGCTGTGCGCATCGGACGCGTTAATATAAGATTGTTTACATCTAACTATACGAGGTCTGCCTGCCATAATATATTATATAGTTATATTTTATATTTTGTATTTTGTATTTTGTAAAACAAAAAATAAAAAAGAGCTCTCACTGAGAATCGAACTCAGAATCTTCTCATTACAAGTGAGATGCCATAACCATTAGGCCATAAGAGCAGAAAAACCCTATCCGAGACTTGAACTCGGAATCTCAAGATTAGAAGTCTTGCGCGTTATCCGATTGCGCTAATAGGGCCAAAAATTGGGGGTTGAGGAATAAATGCGCTAGAAGGGAATCGAACCCTCAGCTAAACCTTGGAAGGGTTTCATGTTACCACTACACCACTAGCGCAAAAACAGGGTCCTCCCCCCCAATTTACTATTTTATTTTGTCTTTAAGTTATTTTATTCGAAATATATTATCTCATAATTCACCTCTCGGATTTTCACAATAATTTACTTAATCCGGCAATTTGTTCTTCTGTTAATGACGTTGGAAGTTCAATAGTAAAAACAATAATCATATTTCCTATATGTTCATCTCTCGTAAGTCCCATATTAGGAATTATTTTATGATAACCGAAAGGAATTACATTACCACTTGGATTATGAATAGTATAATCTTTTCCATTTATATATCTCAATTCAAAAGAGAATCCACATAATGCTTCTTTTAGAGAAATCTTTTTCTCAAATATCAAATCCAATCCTCTTCTTTGAAATCCAGTATCATTCTCAATCTTAATAAATATTTTAATATCGCCCTTACAATTCTCATTAATAATATTTCCTTGATTTTCCAATACTATTATTTCATTATTATCTATTCCCTTCATAATAGTGACATAAAATGTTTGGGTTTCCATATTTTTATTACCATTTTCTAAAATCCATCTCTCTACCTCCATGGGGAAAGATCCGCCATTTAAGACTTGTTCCATATTAATAGTCAATGTTTTGATAATAGGAGCCGGTTTTTGAATTTGATTAGTCATATTTACAGGAACACCATTTCTGAAAATTTGAAATGAGCCATTAGGTGGAAACATACCGGGCATACCTCCTCCCCCCATCCCCCCAAAAAACATATTCGCAAATATTTCATCGATATTAGGTCCAAAATGATGTCCCATACTGCCACCACCTCCTCCTCCTCCTCCTCCTCCTCCTCCCCCTCCCCTCCCCCCCCCCCCCCTCCTTTTTCCAAACCGATTTTTTTT